CAAGGCTAATCAACCGGGCTTACGGGTTGCCCCGCAAGCCCTGTCTATAACCGGCGAACCGGTTTAGGCGGGGTTATTGACTTTCCTCGAACCGTTTCCTGCGTCGTTCCGTGCAGCGTTTGAGTTCCGTCAAGGAGACAACCTTCACGAGGATTCTCTGAGAGGTCGGGAAGTTTCGCATCACACCGATGCCTTTCAGGATACGCCAGTAATCGTCCGGCGTAATTTGCTGTATGGTGTAAATCGGAGCTTTGGTCAATTCCATGACATAGTTCCCGACCATGATTCGAATTCGTTCCCGTTCTTCCAGCCGAATCAACGAAACATCATCGTCCACCATCACGCGCACAACAGCGAGCGGGGTGAATTTCGGATGCAGGTTTCCGTTCATGTCAGGTTCGGGAGAAAGGATGTTTGCAACGTAATCGAGGAACCGCCAGGGAGTGACCCGGTCTCCGTCGAAAATCGGAGCAATCATCTCCGTTTCCGGGATGAACTCAGTGCTAATGATTTTGGTGCCAGCCGGAAGGTCTTTGAGCAGAGATTCCGAGAGTTCCTGTTTCATCAAGTCGGCCTTTTCATCGGTCAGGTCATCGGCGTTCGGGCTGATGACATAGTCGTAATGAACTTCGCGGCCATTGAGCAGAGCCGTAACGCGAAGATAGAGTTTATCAAGCTTCAAAGATTCGTTTACCTCCAGCAAAGACAAGGTGCTTTATGAGTTTAGCGACCATCACGATGACGCTCAGGAGCATCACGGGTGCGGATGCAAGGATAACGGCGAATGCCACACACTGGATGACCTGCAAGGCGAACCAGGTAGGAAAGATATTGTCCCGGAACAGACAGAATGCAAAGACCACAAGACCAATGCAGAACCACGACCCCTTGATGTCGTACCGACTCGGGCAGGAATGATATGCTATCTGGCTCATGACGATTGCGAGTATCCAGATGGCAGGATGCTTGAAGCAGTCATTGCCAAGACTCGACCAGAACTCAAGAAGCAGCTGGCTCATGGTGCAAATCTGAACCATGCCGAGGATTCCCGGTGCAATGCCGATGAGGGTCTGTTGGATGCAGCGAAACGGATAAAGGCCGCGTGGCGTGTAGTTCACATAGCCGAGAACTTCGTCATCCTGTTTCTGGAAAATCTTGTAGAGCTTCACGCCGTCGATTCGAGCACCGGTGAAGATGGCAACCAGGAGATGGGAAAGCTCGTGGTGGATAACGCCGATTGCAGTAACACGGGTATCGTAGAACCTTGCCGTCTTAGTGCCGAACGCTTTCATGACAAGCCAGAGACTCAAGTTCCGGCCAAGCCATTCGATAGCAAGAATCACCACAATGGTTAAGACAAGGCATTGTCCCTGCCAGGCATCGAGATGTTCAAGAATCATGCTGCTGCTCACACAATCACCTTCCTCACGCTTTGGTACGTACAGGTCCCCAGCCGCTTCAAGCAGCAAAATTTCGGAACCCGCCACAATGGGAATCTGGAAAATGCAACACGGTGAATGCAGGCGTATTGGCAGAATTGCTTGTTCTTTCTGCAGATGCATAAGTACCGATATCGCTTCATGTCCAGCTCCTCTCGCCATGATTTAATTATATCATGAGCCGAACATGCCCTCAATGCGAAGGGCGAATTGTTAGCACTTTAGACACAAATACAAGGAGCAAGGAATTCAGGCGGCCAAAGCCCAATGAGCAGCTACGCAAGCTAAGGCACGGAATGTGGAGGGATGAGAAACAAGCAGCTACGCGAATGCCAGGGAGCAAAGAAGCACCAGCCCAAAAGCAAGGCAGCTACGCTCCAGACGGCAGTGGACACAACTCGCAACAACCCGCAACGGCCGCCAAATTGCAGCTAAGGAATAGTGGGTTTTCTAAGGCAAAGCTATGACAAAGCCAATCCCAAGGAACTCAAAGCTAATCCTAAGCAATCCTAAGCTAACTCTAAGCCAATCTTTCTCAGTTCAAATCTAGTAGTCTCTCTTACTTATCAATGCCCTTGTATATATATAGAGCTCTACTAAGAGGACGCGAACAAAAGCCTGAAAAACATTGCCAACTCGTTTGACATTCTTGGGCAGGGTCCGTTTTTCAGGAGAAATCGGGCTCCTGGACTCCTATTACCAGTCCAGCCGACAAATTTTTTTCGGGTCGGGAAAGCCGTCATGGCCGCCACGTGGGCCACTTCATCCGTCCGCAGTTCAGCTATCAGCGCCAAAAAGGCGGGATTTGTGTCAGGTCCCTTTAGATTTCGTTCTCACTCGCAAGCGGGCGTGTCCTCCGAAAGGGTACACTTATCCTGAAATTTTGAAATAACAGCATGAACGCGAAAATATTGTAGCGTTTGCCAGCATTTGTGGTCCGTGAAATCCTCTACCAGCATCCCGGCATTGCGAGCGTGACTCCTGAGCCGCAGCCTGTTCGGAATTTTGTTCTCACTCATAAATGGGCGTGTCCTTCTCGAACGTGTGAGTCTAAATTTTGCCTCACCGGGACTGTCAATAGTGAATTGAACTTTGCACAAAAGGAAGAGACTCGCTTCAAATCCTGCACATCAACCCGGCAGACTTGTGTTTTCGCTCTTAAAAGGACGTATCCGTTTGCCAGCCTGAAATACAGGTTCAAATTGAGATGATTTCCAGCATTTAGCCTTTAAGGTTCGATTCGCGCAAAAGAGATAGTATCAAATTGTGAAGGTACTAAAAAGGTTCAGGTTGCGGCTTGCTGCGCTCGACCGTAGTCAAAGTGCCTTTGAACTTTGCCAACGCCATCCCAGAGCTGACTTATCGCAGAGCAGCAGCTGGTCGCGTAGTTGTTCAACGCATCCTTGACGGAGTGCCAACCTTTGTGGGATTGAGGTTCAAAGCACAGCTGATTGTACGCATCACTGAATGGAGCAAAAGGTACATTGTCGTATGGCTTGTTGTCATCCTTAGAAGAGTCCTTCTTCTCAGTAGTGACGGTCTCGGTACTGTCAGCAGCCTTGGCGGTCGCAACCGTCTCAGCAGTTTCAGCGGATTCAGCAGTCACAGTAGCTTCATTAGCTTCCTGCGGCTTTGCCGTTTCCAGCTCGTCAGCCGTCTGTGGTTCGGGAGTCTCCACGATAACCGTGACGTGACCAACAAGCTTATTGACCGCCTTGTCAACGAGCATGAGGTCTTCCTCAGATACAGAGTCAAAAGACCGGTTCAGAGCGTTGAACACCGTGTTCCGGTTGACGCCCATCAGTTCAGCAACCTTCTGCTTCTGATATCCCATCTCAACGAGCCGCTGAGCTGTCAGGTTCTTGACGCGGAATGCCTGCTGTTCCTTCTCCACGATATCAAGACCACGCACTTTAGCCTGCTCATATACAGTGGGAACCGAGATTTTCAGTTCCTTTGCAATGGCACGAACGGACATTCCGGAAGCATAGAGTTCCGGGATGCGGTCATAGATGACCATGCGCTGTTTCCGGCGTTCCTGAGCCTCGTACTTTTGACGATGGTTCCGGATGCGGAGGTCGGGAATGATGCCGTGGTTGATGAGGACACCGAGCATGTAACGGTCAGCCTTGGAGCTTGCAATCGGAGGCGGGATTTCGCCTTTTTCGTAACGCTTTGGCTTAGATTCGCTCTCGCTCTTCTTCCCTTCCGCCTTGGCTTTGGAATTCTTGAGAGCACTTGCGGGAATGCCGGAGAGTGCTTCAATTGTTGAGTTCTTGCAAGGGTATTTGCAGGTGGAAACGAGATGCGCAACTTCCTTGTCAGAAAGGGGCTGAGAAAAAGTGCAGTTGATGAGCTGTGCCTTATCCATATCCGGATGACCGCCACGGTCATAGCAGGTGGACAGTACAGCCAAGAGAGTGCTGTGACGTTTTCCTTCGCCACACGGATTTGCCTGAAGGTATCGAAGCGCCAGTTCAAAGCGGCAGACGAAGTTTGCTTTCCGTTCTTCCTTCTCTTTGTAATTGTTCAGAACGTCAAGAAGATGCGGATAGCGCACGCACATTGCCGCGAAGCGCTTTTTAGCCCATTCAAGGATTTCGCCCTCAGTCTTGTTGAAGTTTGCATCAGACGGAGCAACTTTCTCATCGGCAAAGCGATAAGGAACCTTATACTGGTCTGCGAGCTTCAGCAAGTTGAAGGGTTTGTCTTCAGGGACCCGAATACAATGACAACAGCGTTTTGCCTTGGTATTATAAGTACCAGGCAGACGAGCAACGCGGTTGGTTTCATGAACCGCCTTATCCAGCTCAACATTTGCCGTGAACTGGGCCTTCTCAATCAACTCATTCAGCTTGAGAGAAATTGCTCTATGTACGCCGCTGTAGGCCAAGCCGTAAGAGAGATTGTTTGGGTTGCAGGGTTCAAGAAACACAAACAAGCCAACACCACGGCCGCTGTTAGAAACTGCACAGTCCGGAATCTCATGATGATTCACGGCATCCAGTACAAGTTCACCGATGCGGTCGCTGATGTCAGCTGGTGCGTTATCGCCGTGGCAATCAATGTCAAAGAACAGAGCGCGCAGCTTATCGACATCCGCCTTACGACGGATACCTTTTCCGCGCAGAGATTTCTGAGGATGGAACGTATTGATGGAGAAGTAGATGTTGGTAGAGGTATCCCAATAAGTCGGGGTCCCATATTTCGGGTTGACTTTATCAAAGATGCGCTCACGAACACCCGCTTCCAGAGACTCAGAATTGATTTGGGCAACGGTCTTCATTTTCTCTTCGCCATTTGTCCGAATCAGGAACTGAGTCACGCCATCGGCATTTACATCACTCAGCAGCTTTACAAATGCGTCATCAAGGGCAGTGCATCCAAGCGCCTGTCCGAAGATGGTATTCGTTTTTGTATAGCTGTTATTTAGCATTGATGTGTCCTTCTGATTTTGTATTCAGGTGTTGGGATTTTAACCCATACTTTCATTGTCTGCAATTCGCACACCTTCGCTAGATAGCAACACTACAAATCGACCGCCCATAATAAAAGAAAGTTTGTAAATATTGCACAAAACAAGCCTGGAACAAAATCCAGAGTCGATTTGAATACTCGAAAGCCTTGTCCAGAAAGCGGTCAGCCGTTTAGATTTCACTAAACATATGTACAAAAATGCCCCTGGCCGAAAAATCCGGTCAAGGGCAGAGATTTTTAGGTTTCGGTAGGTACAAAAACAACGAAATAATCGTCTTTATATCCTTGTGTCCAGCCAGAAAGTTGGTTTAGATATTCGATGCAGGGACCGCTTTGGGAGCGCCGTAAAAGGATGGCATCAAAGTCAAATTGATTCAAACAGTCTTCCATGCCAGTGTCGGTGGAATAGCTCATGAATGCAAAATTCACACTTGCTTCGATGACATCGTCCGGGAATAGGTCTGCTCTGGAATCCGCGAAGCTTTTGATGCCATGATAGATGCAATACCCGCCATCATTGTAGGAGGTATAGAGCCGCTGCGGGTTGAGGTCTTGGATGTATGAGACAAGGTCAGCTGTGATGTAATCCCCTGTCTTATCGGGGTCGTTGGCCATGGAAGGTGCATAGACAGCAGATACAAGAACGAGCACGGCAGCTGCAGCGATAGTGTATTTCTTGGTGTTTCCCGCCCAGGAACTGTTGGGCCTGCCGCCAGCTTTCCACATCCGGTTTTCCTGTGCGGAGATAAGAGAAGTGAGGAACCGGTAAATGAGGGGAGTCATGACGATAACCCAATAGCTGCGGATTCGGACATACATTGCTGTCATGAACAGGCAGCAGAGATACGGGGCAAATTCTGTGAGCTTTACCTTCATTCGGTAAGCTACAATCAGAAACAAGAAGGCAAGGCACAGAAACACAACTTCATTGGCAAGATGGCTCGGCATCCATTCAGAAACATATTTCTTGGTCGTTTCATTGTTTGTCACAAAGAAATAGATATAGAGCTTGATGCCGTATGGATTCAGGAGTCCGGCCAAAATATCGGAAAGAAAGACCTGGAACAGGGCACGGAACCGCTTCTTTGAGTCGCCCTTTTCGTTATAGATATCAAAGGCATTGATGTCAGGAGCAAAGCACAAGACCAAGAACAGCAGATTGAACGCGAGCAGAATGGGCAATGCCCCGCCGTGCAGGTTTGCCCAAAGAACGCTCACAACAGGAAGCAGCCAGCGGAGCTTTGTGTCAGGTTCTTCATAGACTTTGTTCAGCAGATAGAATCCGATTGCAAAGAGCGTTAAGCCGATGTTTTGCGGTCTTCCTGCCCAGTCAAGCGGCAGCGTAACAAGAGCCAAAGCCAAGACATTCATGAAAGGGTCTTTGATTTGTCTGCCCCAGATATATTCAATGAACAGACAGTAGGCAAAGACCGTCACCGTGATGAATGCAAGCATTCCGTAAACAGGATTCACAGAAATGCAGGAAAATGCGTAAAGAATCAGGCTGCTGAGCCAGGAATGAGCGGTTTCCTGCAAATTAAGTTCCGGACCAAGCCAGGAGAAAGTATCCTGAGTTGGAATGGCTTTATTTTGCCAGATACTTTTTCCCAGGGTGATATGCCAGAAATAATCGCTGTCAACGACTCCTTGCCGTTCTGCCATAATGACAGCAATGGCAGTTACGATGATGGCCGCAAATAGATAGAGTGTTTTATTTGACCTTTTGGCTTTAAGTGCAAGCATAATGATTCCTCCAGTTTTTATTCGCTGTCTTAATTGTCCGCAATTCGCAAATTTGGGCAACAAAAATGCCGCCTACCTAAAAAGGAAAGCGGTGATGAATGCTATTATTGCCTTTTGGTGAGCTTTTCAGCTACCTTTTCGATGACCGTGTCTCTAATGTCAATAGGGATGCCGAGAGCCTCTATGGCGCAGCAAAAAAGCTGCCAATCCGAAGACAGGCAGCTCTGGTTAATATACGCAGGTCTAAAATATTGAGTCCTATATCTTATTGCTGTCCCAAACCGCACAAGCCACCGAAGCAACGATACAGCCACCGGCGATGTGAAGCATCAGAACTGCAACATTGATGAGAGCACCGAGCGTTTCGCGACTGAGACCGGAATCAAAGATGCCGATATCAGCGATAAGAGATATTGCCATTATTATGAACGCTCCTGCCGCTGCAAAGCAGCCAATTGCAGGCTTAGAATTCTTCAGCCAGCCAAACATTTCTTTGGTCTTGGCTATGAATTTGAGCTCGTCCTTCTCAATGTAAAAATACCGTTCTCTCGTCGCACAAGCTGACACGTACAAGGCAGCCAGTGCAGAGAGCACGCCGAAAATGCAGAATGCGGTGGTTCCGGTCCTGACAAAAGAACCCAGGACCAGCATCAGAATGGATTCCGACGTCAGCGGAGTAACAGCTTTCAGCAAAGACTGAATCAGAATGAGAAGCAGGGTGACTCCGATTGCTTCCGCTGCGATGATGGCGGATATAGCGGAAATTCGTGCCGCAGCGTAGTCGTTGCGAATAGTATTAGATTTCATGGTTTTACACTCCTTTGATTTGTGCTCAAGCGATACCGTGAATCGTCTGAAGCAAATAAACTTTGTTAGACTTGTTGCTGAGCCAGAGTCTTTCTGCTGCCGGGTCCATCAAGCCAAAGCGCTTATGAACCGCGTGCAGGAAGCAGGCTTTGATTTCAGCGTCCGATGAGGTATACGATACGCGGGCGCACCGGATATCCATCTCGTTAAACTCGTGTTCGAAGAACAACGTCAGCAGAAGAAATTCTTTGTGGGTATCATGGACCCCATCCTGATAGAGAGAACCATCCTCGTTCAGAATGGTCGCCTGTGTGTTTTCGCACATATGTTGGCGGACCATGATATTTACGACATCAGGTCCCAGACGGAAGTCCCTCTGAGTCGGATTTTCGTAGAAGTGGTACAGGTTCGGGCAGAGATGATTCATCACATACCGTACCTGTTCTTCTTCGGTTCCCTTGTCTGCGGCGTCGGCGAACCACTGAGGAAATTTTGCGTAAGAGTAGGAATTCTGCGGCAGGTAGAGCTTTTCGAGTAAAGTCTCGACTCTCTTCCCCGGCTCAGACGGTTCATATTCGTGCAAGTCTGCCTTCTGGATAAGGTACTGAGACCAATCGAGGGGCGAATCAAATCCGTGGTATTTCATGTTGCTTGCCTCCTTATGCGGCCGCGTCGTAGGACACGACACCAGCGACGAGATACCGGTTTTTGTTTCCAGTAAGTTTCTGAGCTGCAGTTTCTGCAAAGTGCAGATATGCGGTCATCAAGGTGCTGTCGGACAGCCGGTAAGCGTCAATGGACACAACAGACAAGACGACCAGGTTACCGCGTTCATCCAGAACGGATTTCCAGCTGTTTGCCTCACAGATACTTTGCATATCAGCGAGGTAGCTGGAAGCAACCGGGATAATTGCCTTGACAAGGATTCGAGCCTTGCCGTTGTAGAGTGGAACGGAACGACCAATGCCGCCTAACACCTTAAACATAAGAGCACCTCCAGTGTTCTGTTTTCTACAGCGCTGCATCCTGTTCAAATACAGCGTAAAAGTTGTGATAGTGTTCAAATTTGTCCTTGACCCACTCGCCTGCAATGTACAGAGGAAGGTCGTCAAACTCTTTGCAATCGTCGAGAGTGTACGGAACGGCGTCATCGTGGCACCCATTTTCCTTATCGACCGCAAGCATTTCATCAGCCGCTTTCTTGGCCGACTCAAAGCTCATATGTACCCCGCCGCAAATTGCAACGGAGTCAAACGTGCCGATATCTTCATTGGAATAATGGGACAGGATAGCATAGCACTTATGGCGTTCGGGTACGCCGCTCAAAGTGTTCAGTGCCATAGTTGCGCCGTCCACGTAGCCATAGCAGTAGGCAGCATTGTAGCAAGTTTGGTCTGTGTAGCTGTTGGCCTCCTGGTTCTTGGCTTTGATGAGTTTGCAGATAATTTCTTTGTTATTAGACATAATAAATACCTCCATAGTTGTAGTGTTAAAACGGGTTGGGACAATGTTGCCCTAGAGCAATCGTCCGTTCTGCATGGCTTCACCGAAATAGGAATCGACCACCTCTTTTGCGAAAGCAAAATAGGTTTCTCGGTTCTCTTCCGTGACCCGTTCAGCAAGAACAGGTGTGTTCAGCTTCACGCACAGACGATTGGCAAAGTTCACCCGTGCCATCAGCCCTTCGTGCAACGCACGGCGATGACGGTCGAGTTCCATGACGTACTGTCGAAACTCCTCACCGTCCATCGTGAAACGCGCGTGCTGTATCTGGACTTCCTGACTTGACACTATGTTGACGTAATCAACACAGGTTTTGAGCATCACGACAACGTCATCAACGCAGTCGTTCAGCAGTTCAGAGGCCATGAGGGCGGTGTACAGGTCGTTGACCTTGCAGCAGAGGGTGTTGTTGCGGCTATTCAGATTGATACTCATACGTCTCCCCTTAACGCGGGGTCATCGTGCGGCTCTTGGCTTTTGCCTCCACCGCAATGTGGACCCCGTAAAGGGCTTGGATTGATTTACTTGTTACAGATGCTTCCGGCTGAACCGGTCGTATAATAGGTGTTGAGAACCTCTTTGGCGAATGCAGTGTAGGCCGGGGAATTAGCAAGAGAATACATGTTGCCGGAGTTCATTTCGGCTTCAATTGCGTCTGCCACATTTCCAGCAATCTGGTCTGTGTTGTATTTCTTGCACAGCCGGTTGAGTAAAGCGACATTGGCAGCCGCGTTTTCGAGCAAACTGGTACGGGCAAAATCGACGCTGTGATAAAAAATGCGGTAGCTTGCAGCATCCATCGTGATACGAGCTTGCTGAATTAAGATTTCTTGTTCAGCCAAAAACCTGGCATAATTTGCAAGACTATTGAGACTGTCAACGACCATAAAGGCGAGACCACTATCACCAGCCTTCTGCATTGCTTCGTATAGTGCTGCGACTTTCTTTGTGAGAAGAGTGTTCTGGTTATTAGGGTTAAAATTCATGAAATCGTTCCTTTCTTTTTCATGTAAACAAAAAAGCAGGCCCATCCGAAGATGAGTCTGCTTTCTGCTACAGGTTGTGAATAACTATGGATTTGCTGGTATCCATCGTACAAGACTGATTTTATTCATTCCGCAAGCGCGGTCAAGCAAAATTAACCTTTGTATCCTTTGGATACTTTTTTGGCCAAATACACCTGGCCCTTGGGAGTAATCAGGGTCTTTCGAGAAGTATGGTAAGTGGTGCCAACATAGTATACCGTTTCTTTGACCTCAAAAATTCCCTGCTCGATGTAGCGCTGGTAAGCAACATTTGCAGAGTCAATATATTTTTCTTTGCGCAGCCACGCCATCAGACGATTGCGGCCGATGTTGATATGGTCGTTGGCAAGGCACTTTGCAAACTCGCCGAAATCAACGCTGTTCACAGATGCACTCACCGCGCGGTGGAACTCGACGCTCTCTTGCTGCACGCCGATAATGTTGTCCTGATTCTTGACAGCTTCCAGAGAAGTGACAAGCAAAGCCTTAGTTTTGGCGTCCGTGTTCGGAAGCCAATTATCGACAAAGACTACTGGGTCATTCACATAACCGCCGGTCTGGCGAATCCGGGGCAAGAGTTCGTCAAAAACCCAGGTCTCAAACTTTTCCGCTTCGGGTTTGTTGGAGCGGCAAATGAGGCGATACACGTTACCTTCTGAGATGAACTTGATGATGCGGGGAACGCCGTTCACATCCGTCCTGCCAGCCTTGATGCCATCATGGCGGCAATGTATGTTCAGCTCATGGCTTGGGTTTGAATAGCCCAAGGCCGAGCAAACATCTGCGGCACAAAAATAGAATTTGTTGTCATCCTTCATAATGCGCAATTCACCGAACATCTCGGACAAAAAGACTTCAGGTACACGGTTGTTCATAGTATTTCCTCCAATAGTACCCTAACAAATCGTTAGGTCATGCCTGTTTTTTAACGATGGTATGTACGAATGGTTTTGCAAAAGTATTCGCGAAATTATTCGCTGTATGCATATTTTGCCGGAACCTCAGCCCCGCACTTGGAGCATGTGAACAAATCCTCGGCATCAGGCGCATGGGTCACTTCATCGCAGTCAGATTTGGCTTCGATAAAGTCGCCGTCCTCGTCCACCAGCCAAGTCTGGGTTACATGCGCAGTTGTGATGAATGTAGTGTTGCCGCATTTTGGGCAAGGACCGATTTTCAGATTAGCAGTCATTGTTGTTAATTCCTTCCTTTCTTGTGTTCGCGCAAACAAAAAAGGCAGACTCACCCGAAAGTGAATCTGCCTTCAATGTGCGAGACTGTGAATTGTACGAACGCAAAACGCGCCTGGTAGATGATATCTATCGTACAACTAAAAGTTTATGCCGTTCGCAAGCGGCGTCAACAAAAAAGCAAAGTCCGCCTACCGATACGGTAAACGGGCGAAAATCACAACAGTTTATACATGAAAATGCAAGTTACATCATAGGACGGTTTGCATGTTTGATAAACAAATTGTTCGTCTTGCTTTTGTAGGGACAAAAAGCCTAATCGTTTGTAGTAGTTTAACAAAGGAACTTGGTCAAGAGCAAAAATATACAAAATTTTTACACCAAGTGTTTCACGAATTTCTCTTATCTGAGGCATGATAAATCCATAGAAAATTCGTGCTCCGACCATTGTAACTTTAGGGTGACGCACTCTGTATTTGCCGTTTACAGCAAAATTCGTAAGCTCGATTCCAGAGATGACATTCGTCGATTCATTTTGCCTCAACAAGATATTTCCTGCACGAATCGAATAATATCCAACAAGTTCGCCAGTCCCTTTTTGAAGAATCAAATAGGTGCGGATATTTCCGGATTCTTCATCAACGAAAGCTTGGTCTTGCAGATATCTTGTCAAGCCATAGCCTTCTGGCCTAGTAGGTTGGAAATCTTGGATAAGGGATTTGTGGTCACTTTTTTCGCCAAGATGTTCCCGATAAAATTTTGGCTCAAATCTGAGCTCCATTTGCTTCAAGTGTCCGCAAACGTGCGTCCTCTTCTGCGATTTTTTTCATAGCTTGTTCATCGGTTTCGGTAGAAGGTTCGCCATTCATGATTTGATTATAAAGACACTCAGCATCTTTACCATCGATGTATGTAACATCAGGTGAAAAAACGAGCTTTCTTTCGCCAGTAGGCGTGATGATAAAATGATATTTTTTCATTGTAAGTTCCTCGCTCATTACGGACTCTCCTTTCTTTCAAAATTTAGGAGAGCTCTTTTGTCTTTACATTTATTGTAGCACAAAAAAGTTCTCGGTTCAACAAAAAACAACATTGACACAAAGTATTTTAGCGTTGCTATATCATACGTTTTCCTCCTTTATCACAAACAAAAAAGGCAGACTCACCCGAAAGTGAATCTGCCTTCATTGTACGAGATTGTGAATTGTACGAACGCAAAACGCGCCTGGTAGATGATATCTATCGTACAACTAAAAGTTTATGCCGTTCGCAAGCAGCGTCAACAAAAAAACCACCTGCTTAACAGCAAGCGGCATCAACGCATAAAAAAACAGGCCCACCAAAGCGGTGAGTCTGCCATTGTCTGCAGAATTGTGAATACGGTCGATTAGGATGTCATCAATTATGCACTAAAGAGTATATGGCGGTTGCAAGCGAAGTCAAGACAAAAACGCGAGAAATATTAAGACTCAGATGCGATGAAATCTGGCTCACGGATTTCAGTACGTTCTTCGAAAGCAGCCTCAATCCAGGCAAGTTTTGCATCTTTGGCGTTTTTCAGTACTTTCTCTCTAAGATGACTGCACAGGTGACGGTTGCGGCGACCTGATATTTTGCAACAAGTTAGTCGTGGGGTTAGCGGGCTTTTTGACTTTTTCCGGCATGTTTTCACCTCAAATATGAGAGCTTTTGCACTAAAAAAGCCCCCTTATCCCAAACAGGACGAAGGGGCATATGTACTATTTGGTTTCCTTTTCAGCCGCGCAGCGGGCCCAGAAATCGTCGTCCATCGGGATAAACATCAGGTGGTAGCTGGTGTCAGGTTCAGAATTATCAGTGATGATAAATCCGTCCGGTACGCTTTTGATGGAAACGGCCACATCCGTTTTGTTCAAAAAGTTGCGGTAGCAGTCCATTGGAGCCTCGGGACCAGGTTTCAGCAAATAAGTGCCGATATCGCTGGTTTCACCGTTGCGGGTACATGTGATTTTATAGAGCTCTTTTGTAAACATATTAGTTCTCCTTTCAAAAGTTTCCAATGACATCGAAATCAATGTCGTAATCATCGAAAATATCAATGGTTTCAAAGTAATGGCTTTCATCAACCAGAATCAGTCGATGGCAGTCAAGTGAATACGGAATCGCTTCCTGAGCAAGTGCGGCGCATGCGGCAGCAAGGCCAAACGCCAAGAATCTTGTAATGAGAAACACCTCCTTTATTCCGGTTGAAAACTTACATCGTTGCGAAAGAAAGCCTCAACAGCGGTGCTGTAATCATCATTGTTCACCGATATACAGTACTCGCCGTGTACCCGGTAAGGGATATGCGCTTCTTTCAAAGCCGCAGCAGCTTCCTTCGTGCTATAAACGAAAAATCTGGCCATTATCATTCCTCACCAATCGCATTGTCTTTGCCAGTCATCTCGCCATATCGCGTATCCCACTGAGCGATTTGGTCGGCTCCGACAATGCCACGGAGACTCAGCAAGCAACTGTTGTGCGGATGACACCAGATGGTGCTGGGTGCTTCGTTTTCGAGGAAAGCGCCACAAAACGGACAAGGCTTCTTAGGATTGATTTTGTTAGGGCGCGGCATGCTTACACCTCCTCATACTCAATGTCATACTCATCGAATGCGTCGAGAGCAGCATCGTAGAGAGAATCGTCTACCATAATGCGGTCGCCATCATCCAAATCGTAGTCGATGTCGTAAAGGTCAAGAGCATCGCATGCCCCATACAAGCTTGGCGTATAAAAACGAACCATTTTTGTCACCTCATTGTTATTTGTACGGCTCGTCAAACGAGCTGTCTACTGTTTCTTTATGTCCGCACGAATCACAGAGCAAACAACTGCAAGCCTTGTGTGTGCGTCCGGTCGGGATGCCGTGATTGTCCAGCTCCTTTTCCAGAAACCAGACAGGCTTGAGCGTAAAGCCGCAGGAAGGACAAGGAATCGAAGGGATTGTCATATCGCATCTCCCCTTACTCGTCCACTTCAACGGCATTAGTCACTTGATAGCTGCCATCGCGCAAAGCACACGACAGGTTTTCGCCAAGCTGCATGGCAGTCCCAGCATCGTTGGCGTCAAGTGCCTTCTGTACTTTCTTGATGGCATCCTCAGGGGTGTTGGCATCAACGCAGATGGTAGTGGAAACGGTCACAACAACATTAAAGCTTTTCATAGCAATTTCTCCTCTTTGTTATTCGATAGGTTTTTTGTACTCAGTCCAGAAGAAAAGGCGCTGAGCGGGTGTCAAGCGTTCCTTTTCATTGGACTTTTTGTTCAGTTCATCGGCGAAACGGTTGCAGTCAAAAGGATAAGGAACTTTGTATCCCTTCCCTTCCTTGACGGCCATGACATAATGGCTGTCGCAAACCGGGAAACTGCTTCCGTCAGAGAAGGTTTCCTCGTGACCGGAGCAAAAGACGTACAGACGAGAATAGCATTTGCCAATGGTGTCTTTTTCAGAGACTTTGATATAAGCAGCTCGAAACAACTCGTGAGGATGTTCGCAATAAAAGTCAGCGACTTCATCGTCGGAAGCGAGTTCCATGACCTTGACATCGAAATTCTCAAGGTCCTGAACCAGCAGCTGTTCCCCTGCATCACGAATAAAATTCATGATGGGATAGTAGTCGCCAGCTTCACGGCCATAGCCTTCTCCGCACGCCGCATAGCAGCGGTGCTTACGGAACAGATGATTGTCAATCGACTTCTCATACTGCTTGAGGGCCTGATGCGTGAACGCCATACCCACAGTTTCATACGAGGAAGAAGGAAGCAGAACCGTGATGTCATCTGCTGTATCATACCCGCTTGCCGTGGAGTACATATCGACATAGTCGGCCATCGTGTCGAGACAGTGCGAATCACGAATATCGCGGATGTCTTCCCTGTCGGCATTCTTTTTGTCAACCAGTTCTTCGTACGGAATGAACGGGTCAAATCGAGGGTGCTTATTGTATTCCTGAATCGATTCTTCGTCGTCAAGACCCAGGTTCTCTTTGACCAAATCTGTCACCGAGTCATAAGTCTCGCCCTCGAACAAGAACTGCGCACCATCGAGGTCATAGTCCGAATCGCAAGCTTCACGTAAGGATACGCTGTGCTCAGATTCTTCTTGTTGCTGCAAAAGATGAATGGGTGTCTTGGTCCCGAAATTGTCAACGGAGCCCGGGAACTGCAGAGCTGCATACTGCTTGAGGTAGTAGCTGCTGGTGTCATTGACCAGAACGGATTGGTTTGTTTTGTTAGACATAGATAATACACTCCTTAAAATTTAATATAAAAAGCGGGCTTCCTGAATAACAAGAAGTCCGCTCTTCAACGAAATTGTGAATAGTACATGCACAAGAGACCTTGTCAAAGACAAATGATATCTATCGTACAAATATTATTATCTCTGATTCGCACGTATCAGCAAGGCGTATTTGTGCCAAAGTTTTGACGTTCTGGACAGTACCCATGGCGTCAGTCCTCGATAGCGATGGGAGGCGTTTTGTCGAGCAGCGTGTCGATGTTCCAGCCGCAAAGGGTCAAGAGCACCTCGGATGCGGGACTCTGATTCCGAATGTCGTTTGCCAAGTGGAAACCGATGTGTGCATATGAACCGTCGTCGTTCGCGATTTCACGCTTCACGGTTTCGGCAAAGTTTTCAGCCAGTTCTGTGTTGTCAGCGATGACATTCATAGCCTCGTTGGCAACGCGGTCTTTGACTACGAAAACTCCATTGGCAGAATAGTTACACTTCGGGCAAGCGGGCTTAGCTCTTACGCCGCTGGAAACGGAGATGAGTTTGCAGCCACACTGCGGGCAAGTGAAAAAGTATGGATGGTTGGTCGGTAAAGTCATGATACATTCTCCTTTTCTGCTAAACAATTTGCAGCGTGTTTTTGTCGATACTCCGGCAGCCGCAGGAGCAGGGGTAAGTGTGGTGTCCATCTGGCCATTTGACGCAGATGCGCCAGCCCCGACATCCTTCCATTTGGCAGCGGTAAGAATGACGATTGACAATCTTGCCAACCATCTTGCCGTCACGCGAGAGCATTACAGTTTCTTTGCTGTGCTCAATTTCGCGTCTCATACGAGCTACAGGGTCAAACTTCTTGTTGTATTCCATGATAGTCTCCTTGCAATATAAAAAAATCATGCACAGGCAGCATTGGGGCCTGTGCGGGGTAATGATTTCCAGGGAACGATTGCTCCCTGCCGGTTAGATGTATTTGAGTTTTTGTCCGCAAACAGGGCATCGCTCATAATGTGGATTCTGGTAGTACCCATCGTTGCAGTCCCCGCCTAAGTCCGCATCGCAATGTGGGCAGAGGTTCGGAGACCAGCTTTTCGAGATGGGCTGCTTTGGAATTTGCAGCTCACAAGCCTCGATGGCTATACGCAAAGGTTTACTGCCTCGCTCCCCCATCAAGCCGCCATTCAGGAGCTTGGTGAGGTAGTTCACGGCATTTTGGTATTCAGTTTCGGTCGTCATTTGCTATCGCCATCCTTTTCGAACAGCTCAGAAATTTTGTCAAGAATCACTTGAGATTCTGCTGCTGCCTGTTCGTTGTAATGCCTCCACTTGTCACGAAAATCCTCTAAGTCCTTGACAACGTCACGGCGGGAAACTCCATCGAGCAAGCGCACAGCCATATCAGAAAGATTTTCAGCCTTGAGAGCGTCGATGTCCGGGTTGTAGCAGAGCATGATAGCGTCAATGGATTTTGCAAGGTTCAAGCATTCCGTATAAAGTTGCTTCATTTCGCTTTCACTCTTGTCGAATTCACCGTCAAAGACATTCCCAATCACGTGAATGCAGCAGCAATCCTTGAGCATGACAACGTCCGTGGATTCGCAAACGCGAACCATAAAACGGGCCGACGATTCAGAATACTCGACTACACCCTTGCGGCGTGTTCGGGTCGCATCATTCTTCAGCCAGAAAGTGATGATGTCATCTTCAAAGATGAAATTGCCGAGAGAATCGTTGATGCCAGTATACTGGCCAATAGTGTCCGCATGTACAACGTACTTCTCAACCTTCGGGTTCTGCTGGTAGATTATCGCGTAATCATATCCCTTGTTTTGAGGAAAGACGCCGCCCGCGACCCAGATGCCTGGCAGTGGGATACCGGAAATGGAGGTCTTTTCCCCCTTGCGCCGAGTCTGACCACGGAATAAGATTTTTCTGGTTGCCATAAAATACTCCCTTCTACGCAAAAAGGCGGGCCTCCAGATATTGGAAGTCCGCCTTCAAGCGAAATGTGAATTGTACGAAAGGCAAAGCACCTTTTCGATTGCTGGTATCTATCGTACAATTCTAATTGTATGGGTCTCGCACGAATGTGCAATGGTCTTTAGCCAAGCATCGTCACGTCCCCATCGACATACCAGATGTACTGCTTCCAGTTAGAAGCGGTCGCACCAGGGATGAGCTTCAGCGCAGAGGCTGGAGGTACGCGGCTCGGCTCAAACGATGTTTCACAATGTTTTTCCAGGCCATATTTCCGCAGAACAATACTCGGCATGACTCTGCCAAGCTCGTACCACTTGCGAGGCGGGATACGACTGCAATGTTCGCGGTGAATTTCAGCGTATTCCTGCTGGAATTTGTGAATGGCCCGAAGCAGCTGACACATCGGGCAGGTATTAAGGATGCCAGGGTCCTTGTAGCGGTATACTACAAGACGATATTTATCGTGTTCCTTGGTGGTCAGAACGACACCAAAATAGTTTTTTGCCATGATATTCTCCTCGTTTTAGTAGTTAGTACCATACTCCAGGGCGTAATCCGGACGCTGATATTCGACGACCGGCTTTTCCCAAGAGCAGATGGGTTCAGTATTGGCGCTCGGAAAATGAGAGCTGATTCCGTTGGTGGCAAGCAAAGCTGCCGTGCAATCCGCAATCTGTGCAAGAAGCTCAGGATTCCATCCAAAGGTGTCATCTCCGGTCAGCTGCTTGCACAGGACTTGTGCCGCTCGAAGAATTTCAGTGTCTTTGGATTCCTGCTGAATAGGTTTCGGTGAAGCAATTGTGACATTTCGTGCAATGACGTTTTTGGGCAATGGCTCATCGCCCCATTTCCCTTCGTAAATCTCACGGGCATAGAAGCCGTCTTTATCGAACTCGTCAAGTCGAACCCAATGGTCGGCTTCCCAGGTTCTTTGAGCGATTCCGTCTGGGTTAATAGTAACCATCACACGTTCATCGTGTGCGTTGTTTCCCCAGTGAGCTTCAGAGTCATTGCCAAACTCCTGGATGAGAAGTTTCCTTGCAAGTTCACCATCGGTCAGCGCAGCCAGTTCTTTGATTCGTTTTGTGTTCATGCTTTTTACTCCTTTTCAAACAAAAAAAGCAGGCCCATCGTGAAGATGAGTCTGCCTAATGTGTCAGTTTGTGAATTGTACGAGCGCTAAAATGCGCAGATGTTATCTATCGTACATTCACAATTTTAACGGCATCGCAAGCAGCGTCAAGCTGTAGCAGCGGCGTCGGTCTTTGCTTTTTTGGCCTCCGTGTATGCTTCATAGGCTGCGTGGTATTCACTCAGCTTAATCTGCGTAGCGGTGTCCGGAGTCTTGGTGATGCAGGAAGAAAATTCAGAGGAGTAATACCCATAAACATTCCCCTGCTCATCATCCCAAAGCTCTGTGGTAATACGTCCTTCACCGTGAAAATCGGCCCGCCAAAACTGATTGGCGAGGAACTTCTTGCCGTTTACGTTCTTGCAGACTTCATCTTCCCACAAGCAATTCATGGGCGAACGCTGCTTGAAGACAACAAACCCGTGAGGGTCACGGCGTTTCATAACCTGGGATTCGTATTTGGCGAGCAGTTCCGGTTTCAAATCAACAGTCAGTCGGTCATTCAAAACATACGAAAGCTTCTCATCAGGGAAATATTTGTCGAAGAACTGCTTTGCAATTTCAATGAAATGCGCTTTTTCCTCCTTTGTCGCGAAATAATTCTTGTAGAAAGTGGTGCCGGGATTTACCTTAAATGCCATTTCAACCATTGCTATTACTCCTTCTTCATCTGTACAGTCCAGCCGTTCACGTCGGAATAAACCGCATAGAGTAGTGTTGCGAAATTATAGCCTCCGTCATACAGCGTATAACGAAGGGAAATGTTCAGCGCAAGAGTGCGTTCCTTGACGATGCCATCACAATCAAGATAGCTGAACGTCTTTGTCGGATTGGTAAACCATGCTTCACGTTCTTCATTGAACTTATCTTCATCGTATTCCACGATTTCCTTGAAATACGAATCGAACGTGACGAGCTTGACTGACGAGAAGACATCAGCCATCATTCCGCACTTTTCAATCAGTTCATCAGGCCATTCGACCTTGATGATTGCTGCGCCGTTGTCTTTCAGCTCTTTGTGAGGGCTGAGCGAAACGTTATAGCGCTCACTGAGAAAGCCGAACAGCCAGGACCAATCGATAGTTTTCAGGAAACTGGCAGCTTCCTTGGCGTCCATGAAAATTTTGATTTCTTTACGTGCCATGATATATCTCCTCACTATATTATTCGGTGCCGAATTTAGCCCACGCTTCTTCGACACTCATGTGATAAGCAGCCTTGAACTGTTCTTCGAAACGAGCGTTGAACAGCTCCTGATGGCGAGGACTCATGATGATTTCGAGATTGAAGTCGGGGTCATCGGTGGAATTGTTGCAGTAGGAAATGTATGTACGAATGGTATCGTCCGGATGCCAGTCAATGTACATGTTAATCCAATCTGCATTTTCTTCTGAGTTCAAATCAAGGCCAAATGCTTTGTCTGCATCGAACCAGATAGGGACGTAGACGTTAATCCATCCGTCGTAGATGACTTCTTCATTGGCATCGAGCGTGAATCGTATCAGTTCAGCAAAGTCCTGTACGGTAATAGTTTCCTGCGTGCAGAGACCATGAACCATTTCGTTGTGAGTCATAAAATATGCTCCTTGTTATTTTTTGAAGGTGTCAAAGAATCGAATCATCTCGCGGTTCACACCGACTGCAGATTCAGTCTCAGGATAGAGCGCTGCAAAAGCATGGACCGTTTCTCTCTTGGAAACAAAACCGTAGTCGTGATGAACGCGCTCGTTTTCGAGGCATTTCTTAAACCCAAAAGTCTGTTTCTTGAGAAAGTCCTTTTTCCCGGTGCAGATATAGCACGGGGGGATGAGTTTGGAATAGGTTTCAGGCTTGATGAACTCAGCATAACTGTGATTCTTCCAGCCCTTAGACATATAGTAGTTCTGAAGCAAACCTACCTGGCCCTTGTAGATGTAATACATACCGCTCTGCAGGCCCATCGCGTTGATGACGAGCTTCTTGGCTGCCTCGGGTACGTTCTCTTCCAGTTCGTCCTCTACCGGCTGCATCTTGACAGGATAGCGGAGAATAGAGCTTGCCATGCAGGCAAGGAATGCGCCAGCGCTGTCGGCTACTACAAAGACCTGATTCAAGTCACCACCGAAGTCTTCAGCGCGTTCAGCTACAGTAGCAAACGCATTGATGACATCTGTGATTTGACCGAAAACATTGGTTTCAGGAACCAGACGGTAATCCGGAACAAAGGTGAGATACCCTTCTTTGGCAAACCAGGTTGCCAGGTTTTGATTCTGTTCTTTCCGACCAGCAATCAAGCCGCCGCCATGGATATCGATGATAATCGGATGCTTTTCGGCATCGTTATCCGGGCGATAAACGTCCATGAAAAGATTCTGCTTGCCGCAAATACCAATCTCAGTGGCAGTTATGCCTTCATGAGGCATAACAGGCTGAGACTTGATGATTTCTTCTACATGGGTGCGTTCTTTCTTGGTGGCGGCATTGATGAAATTCATGATAAAAACTTCCTTTCAAATTGATAAAAATAATAGCGGCCGCCAATCTATAAATAAATGAGATTAGTGGCCGCTTGGTTGTTACTGAAATTCAAATGTGTATTGGGTTCCTCGCTCGGTTTTGACGAAGATTCTGCTGCCTACAAAGCCAATGGCTTTTACCGTGCTGGTACGCAGAATGTCTTGCTGTTTTGGTGTCGTTGTTTTGAATACGAGAGGCTGTCCGCTTGACAGCTCAAGAGTTCCGACCCGTCCAATGAGCGGAAGAACTCTTGCGTTGAGACTCGTGGTGCTGTGAAGCACACAACTGCTGTTAATCCGCATCATTGTCCTCCTGATATGAACTGGTCAGATATCCACATCCGGGTACTGATTCAACACATGATTGAACCTGTTATCCAGATGTTCATCGTTTTCGTCCCGTTCGGGATAATCAAACTTTCCTTCCTCTTCTGCTGCATCCCCCAAGCGTTCCATGAGTGCAATGACGCTTTCGAGCCAGGCGGAAGCCTTGCCAAACGTGTCATCCTCTTTTCTCTTGGCATAGAGCATGTCAGAGACTTCTTCGAGAGCCATTTTCTGCTGGTACAAAGTATTCCAGTTGATGTGCTCTACAGCGGAACGCAGGGGAGTTAAGTGTTCTGTTTCTGTTACAGTGTTCGTTACGGTCATCCTTTATTTCTCCTTGTAGTGTTTAGTTACGATAAACGTCAGCAAAGCACCGCAAAATTCCAACAAAAAAAGCAGACCTCCAAACGGATAGTCTGCTTCTCAGAATTGTGAAATTATAGCGTATGTGTGCTGTTATCTATCATACAATTTTTATTGTATGCGTTTCGCACGAATACGCAATAACTATTTTTTAGAATTAAGAATCGGAATTTTCCGAACTGTCGCTGTTATCATCGGAACTGGACTCAGCGTTTTCGTCCGCCGTGGAATTGTCACCAGATTCAACGTCGGTGTTTTCTTCCGCGCTTGTATCCTGTTCGACAGTCGAATCACTGTTGACTGATGCGTATGTACCAGTCAAGATGACGGGTGCTTCACCATAACCCAGATAACCGCTAATCAGGCTGCCGGAATTCTCAACCAGGTACTTGGTTTCCGTCATGTGCGGGAACAGATAGACATCTCGAATGGCAGTGCCTTTTACATCGGCGCTGTCAAAGGTATCATTGCATGCTGCGACAACACTATAGCCGTCATAGTTCCAAACCAGATAGAAGTTCTTGTCGCCAATTTCGACATCATAGTGCGCATCCCGGAAATCCTCGAAAGTACGGTACTGCTTGCTGGAATCGAAAGCGACAGAATCGTTGTTCGTCCAATAAAGCCCGGACGGATTGCCAAACAAGCCATACAGGAAGTTGAACTGCTCTTTCGGTTCTCCGTCAGTTGGATAGCCGTCGAATTTGTCCGGAGTGACAGACGAATAATAGAGGCCGTCAAGGAACGCATCGCCGATATTGATGCCATCATCATTGGCTGCACGACCGTCCAGCATCAAGGTCAGTGAACCGCCGTTATATCCAATCGGATAATAGTCGCAGCCATCTTCTTTGCTGGCAGTGTGAATTGAGAAATCGCTGATTTCCTTTTCCACGCCTTCGCCTGTAGATTCGGCATTGATTTCACCAATGACTGTATCGCCGTTTTCGAGTTCGTTCAGTTTCAGATATCCCTTTACAGGCAAATCTCGGACATCCTGTAATGCAACGTCCGTGATATCCAGCGTTTTGCCGGTATCAACACTTCGCAGCGAATAAAACTTGCCGCCGTCATCATAAGACAGAGGGCTCTGTCCCATCGGAATGCCGTCCGGCCAGGTAGTGTCAGGATTGTCCAGCGTGCCGGGCGTGAAATCCGGGAGATTCGATAACAAAGACCAGGCATTGATGGGTTCCGGGGTCGGTTCTGCTGTCGGTTCCGGCGTTGCTGTGACGGCAGCCTGTGCTGCTTCGGCACTTGCCGCTGCAGCCGCCTGGTCTTTCCGTTCCTGAACCACAGCTGTGGCGCAGCCGGAAAGTGTCACGGCGAGTGCCATGGCAGCTGCGGTGATATTGATAATCTTTTTACTCATGCGCGTTTTGCCTCCTTATGTTTGCGGTTTTGCCTAATGCCGAGGAGTGAGAGACCCACCACGCCGATAAGCAAAGTGAGGAGTCCAAGTCCAAAAGCAAAGGCAATATATTGAATTACGTCGATGAGTTTAAGCCATTTTGCGACTGCAGCGCCTAAAACAATCAACAGGCCAAAGCAGCCGGTCAGATAAATGAGAAAGCCAAACTGTGCAGTTCTACTGAAAATCGATTCGAGTGTTTTCATGAGAAACTCCTTTCTACAAATTTCATGGTATGCAATTCGCAAGAACCTGCAATAGGAAAACAAAAAAAGCTGCCCAGCCGAAGCTGGACAGCTTGTGTGTTGTAGTATTTTAGCGTCTGTTGTCTCTCTCTTGTCTCCTGCGTTCGCGCTCCTCATACTCTTTTTTCTGATACTTGAGTCGTTCATTCAGCAGGAAGGAGTTTTCATCGCGAGTCATTTGCAGTTTTACCTCGTACCAGCAACCGTAAAGAAAGGCTGCCAGAATGCAGAAGCCAACGATTTTGACTAAGAGGTTGAAAAGAACGTTCACAATAACCGGGAAAATATAGCCGATGGCTTTGGCAATAAGCAGGATGAGCCCACCGAAGACAACGATTTTTGCGATTGTCTGAACAACGGGCGGGAAATCGCCCAGGACTTTGGAAATGGTATCGTTAATTTTGGTGATGATATTAGTGTTTTTGCCACCGTTGTTATTATTTTCTGCCATGTCGGTTCCTCCTTTTTGTGCCAATTATAGCATATATCTGTACAAAACGCTATATCCCACATGAGGAATCTCGATGTTTGAGCAATGGCTCAACAAAAAAATGCCGCCACCCTTTCGGATGACGGCAAGTGCCTTTATTTCTTGACGGGAATATTCTGGTCGAGAACCACATCAAAGCTGTAGTGCGGCATCTTAGATGCATCACCACCAGCAGCTTCAAGGGTCATGTAGAAGTCCTCGTCGTTCATTGCCTGCACGAGAGTATTCATCTCATCGCAGGTATGCTTCAACATCGGACCACGCTTGTTGCAGTACATCACAGCTGAAACGGGCTGAATGCCCTGTGCAACCATGCCATCCCAATGAGTCCGCAGCTCGGTTACGGACTTCAAAGTAGCAACGCCGCTCATAAAGTCGTAAATCCGGCAGTGGGACTCATCGATGTATTCCAGAACGTCGATACGAGTCCGGTTTGCATACAGGGGAAACTGGAGTTCAACTTCATTCCCAGTGTCAGCAACCAGACGATTGGCAAATTCCTGCGCATACTTTTCGAGGGTAAATGGCTCACTATCGAAAGGCTTTACGTTCTCGGCAATGGCGTCGAAAATCGTACGCCATCCCTTGTCACTCAAGTCGATATTGGACTTATTGGCAAGGGTGTTCAGGAATCCGCGCGGCAGGCCAGTGATATCGACAGCCACAACGCCGGTAAAGGCGTTAAAGGACGGGTGACGAGCCCTATCCCAGATGGTATCGAACTGAGCCGTAGAAATAACGCGGTCACCGAGCTGAATATCCAAGCCCTGAGTGGGCATGTTGCACCGGTAGAATCGCTTCAAATCGTAACCGCCAGTAACCATACCCCGAGTTGCTTCGCTGTCAAGCAGGCCACATTCGACCTTGATAGGGATTTCATATCCCTCGTACTCCACAACGAAACGCTTATCCTGCCGTTTCTCCTTGTACGGCTGGAAAATAGGCTTGACGAGCACATCGCGGGTTTTGCCGTCAAACATACGATAATCGGGAATCAGGATACGGGCGGGAGCGACGCCGGTGGCATCAGGTGCCAGGTAGTTGCGGTACATGACACCAAAGTGCTCAGCCAGGCAGGTACGCAGTACATTCAGGCTGGTGACCCTGCTCTCAGCGCAGCTGCCGTTCTTGGTCAGCATGGTGCTGGCGGTGGCCTTATCCATCTCCACATAAATGATGGTGGACGGTGCGCCAAGAGCCTTGAACTGCTCACGCATAACGATATCTTTCATAGGAATCTCTTCCTGCTCAGACATCGTCATGGTCGTGGCGAATGGGCCGTCAACGCGATGATAGATGCTCTCGCCAGGCTCCTTGGAAGCGATGAACCAGGGATACTTGTTGCGGGTAGCAACAAGGATGAAGTTGTTCAAGCCAACGCCGTGGATGCACAGCGGGCCTTCATTGGTATGGTCGTTACCGAACTGCAGGCATTCCGGCAGCTTCTCCTTGGACATTCCTTTACCCCAGTCGGCAATAACCATACCAATTAGGTTTTTGTCATGTCCTTTAACGATAGCGACCAGCATGCTGATGAGGCCGATAGCGTTGGAAAAGCCGTTGTCAATCGTTTCATCTGCAGCAGCGCACATGGGTAAGTTCTGGCGAGATACTGCATCAAAGTACTTATCAGTGAGGCCAACATTGAACTTAACGTTATTCTTCTTAGCCATAATATAACCCCGTAACGTGGGGCTGCCGTGCTGCTCTCGAATTTATCTCCACAGCAATGTGAGCCCCATATATGGGGATGTAATTATTCTTTTTTGTTGTCTGTTTTGCATGAGCTATCGGCAATGTCAGCAATTGCCTCTTTGATAGCCCCGAAAACATCAGTTGCTTTCAGAAAATCTTCTGCCAATCCTTTGACGTGGCTGTAGTTTTTGAAGACTTTCTTGACAAGAAATGCGCCAGCGATTGATACTACTGCCAAAAGCAGCAGAAATTTCGCGGCATCGGTCAGTTTCACTTGCTCCAGCAGGAGCGCGAGTATCACACCATCTTTGCTCAGCTAGGTCTCAATTAGACCGTGAACGAATGAACCATAGTCAGCTGTATATTGTTTGGCTTTGGCTTCGTGGTTGCTAATGATGGTGTCTACTCGCTAAATCATGTTTCGAATCATGGTAATGTCCTCCTTGAAGGTTTGTAATTGTTATACGGTATATATAAATACGCTCTTAACGCGGCGTTCGCGTGCAGGAACATTTATATAAACACATTGACGCTGTGTACGCGTGCTATGTTGATTAGCATAGCAATTCTATATAATCAGCCTTTCCCTCGGCTGTCAGAAGTCCACATTCCGTGGGATAAATCTATATAAAACGCAGAAAATCTGCGGGAATCCTCAAAAAGAAGAAGGACAGAAACCCAATATGGGCATCTGTCCTTCTTCCAGGAGGTATATGAACTATGGCAAATCAATGATATCTCTGTTACATTATCTATTCTATGGGTATCGCACACACCGTCAAGAAGCTGTATAAACTTTTTTGAAAAAAGTTTACCAAACGAAGGCCGGGAAAGCCCACGATTTCAATCGTGGGAGGTGTCAACAACATTTTATCGGATTCGCACGTCTTGACAAAAAGAGCCGCCCACCCCGTGAAGGGTGGACGGCAAGTAGGTCAGGATTTAATATACAAGGATGTTCCCTTGAACGGATTCAAGAGACCGGGCTTGTACTTGGTGCGGACGTATTCTGCAATTTCAGCATCCGGCATGGCGCTCAAGTCATCAAGCCAACATTCAGCATTGATTGCCATGAGGCCACCCATGCCAAGAGCATTTTCACAGCGTTTGATGTCAGAGGCAAATGCGTCGTGAAAGTCACAGGACTCCGCAGCTTTTACGATGCGGTCGAAGTCATACATACCACAAGACCTCCTTACTGGCACATGGCCTTGAGGTCGTCCTCACTCAGAACGGGCACGCCCAGCGAATTTGCCTTATCCAGCTTGGAACCGGCAGCTTCACCGGCAACGAGATAGCTCGTCTTCTTGGAGACACTTCCGGAGACTTTGCCGCCATGCGCTTCGATATAAGTCTTGGCTTCATCGCGGCTCATGGAAGGCAGTGTACCGGTAATAACGAATGTCTTGCCAGCGAGCGGCGCAGACTCATCATTGGCACCTGCCGGAGTATGGTAGTCAAGATTGACACCGGCATCATGCAAGGTATTGACTTCCTGCTTGAACTCAGCGCTGGAAAGCATCGCATCGAGCGCAGCATAGATAGCGTCAGAGAAACCGGGAATGTTGCACTCCTTGATGGTATCTACATTGAGCGTGGACAGTGTCAGAAGGTTGCCGTTCGTAGCCTTGCATTGAGTAAATAGCGCACGAGCAACATGACCGCCGATGAGACGGTAGCCAAGGCCCTTGAGGACGCGGTCGGCATTCTGCTCCTTGGACTTTTCGATGGCAGCAAGAACCTTCTTGGCAATCTTCGCGCCATACATGTTGGTCAGTTCACCTTCCTCCTCATAGAGCCAGTACAGGTCAACGGGGTTCTCAATGAACCGGCTGTCAACCAAGTCCTGAATCATCTGAGGACCAAGTCCCTTGATGTCCATGCAGGGTTTCGAGGCAAAGTGGATAACGCGATTCACAGTCTTTGCCGGGCAAGCGTCATTGGTGCAGTAGAGGTCCACAGAACCGTTGACCGGTGCGATAGGCGCACCGCAAACGGGGCAGACCTGCTTCGCCATGTCATAAGGCACAGCGTCTGTCGGGCGCTTTTCCAGCTCCACCATCGTGATTTTCGGGATGATGTCACCGGATTTGTGCAGGACAATCGTGTCACCGATACGGATATCCAAAGTCTTGATGAAGTTGGCGTTGTTGAGCGTTGCACGCTCCACACGAGTACCAGCAAGCTGGATAGGGTCAAAGACAGCAACAGGAGTGACGCGGCCGGTACGACCCGTCTGCAGCTGGATGTTGCGCAAGACAGTTCCCTTTTCCTCTGCGGGATACTTGAACGCCACAGCCCATTTCGGGGTCTTGGTGCGCTCCCCCATCTTCTGGCGAATGCTCAGTTCATCGACTTTGATGACTGCGCCGTCAATCGGGTAATCGATATCATAGCGTTTTTCCTCAATGTCGTGAATGGCTGCCAAGATGCTATCAATGTCATTGCAATGAGCGTAATAGGTGGTCTTAAAACCGCAGATGTCACGCAGATAGTTCAGCTGGTCACAATGATACGGGCTGAACTGTGCTGCATCACCATTGTTGACGCTCTGAACATTGAAAACGAACACCTGCAGATTGCGTTCCCGTGCAATAGACGGGTCAGCCTGACGCAGAGAGCCAGCAGCGCAGTTGCGGGGATTCGCAAAGAGCTTCTTCCCTGCTTCCGCCTGCTTTGCATTGGCTGCTTCAAAGTCCTTTTCCGACATATAGCACTCGCCACGGAGTTCGATTTTGCCGATACCCTTGGGCAGCTCGATGCTGCGAGGCAGGCAAGTGAGGGCTGCGACATTGGCGGTCACATCCTCACCGACATGGCCGTCACCGCGCGTCGAAGCCTGGGTCAGATAGGCAAGACCATCGTCAGAACGTTCGTAGACAAGAGACAAGCTCAGACCGTCGATTTTGCGCTCCACAGAGAAGGTTACATCGGAGTATTCAGCTTTCACCAAATCCACAAAGCTGCGGACCTCATCATCGGAAAACACATCAAGCAGAGAAAGCATCGGTACACGGTGTTCAACCGGAATACCGAGAACACGCTTGCCGCCAACAACCTGTGTAGGGCTGTCAGCGGTCACGAACTCAGGATGTGCCGCTTCGATATCACGAATCTCGTACATCACGGAATCGTATTCCTCATCCGTTACAACCGGAGCATCCTGCTCATAGTAGGCGGCACTCCATTCTTTGGCTTTGGTGCAGAGATTATTATAATGTTCCTTGATGGAAGAAATAGACATGTTGTTAGACATAACATTTTACCTCACATATGTATTGTTTTGTCTTTTTTGTGAACCTCCCCACCTAAGCCTTACGGCTATAGATGGGGAGGAATGCGCTTCTTAGAAAAGACTAAGATACAGCATTTTCTGCTTACTCAAATGCATAACGGAGTTCGCAGCAACCGAAGTTGCCGTTCACCAAGGCTAATCAACCGGGCTTACGGGTTGCCCCGCAAGCCCCGTCTATAACCGGCGAACCGGTTTAGGCGGGGTTGTTGACAGTTCATCAAAGGGTAATGGTTTGAGATTCCGTTGTGGCCTGGCTGACATCTTCAATACCATCCACGAAAACTGTTGTTCTGATAAGGATACGGAAAGGGATGCCCTTTTGCCAGGTGGTGTTTGCACGGAGTTCATCCACCAGGCCAATCAGTGCCTGCATCTTGAGCATTTCGATGGTATAGCGAGTCGGAATCATGGTTCGGGTCGTCTCGAGATAAAAATGCCGATTTTTCTCATTGTATCCGAGAGAATCGTTCGTAACATCCATTTTTGCAACAACGGTGTAGTTGCTCTGCGGGACATCGTTGAACGGCGTGAGAGAATCATTGAGAATCTGCATGCGAGCGTCGAACTCTTTGATGATGCGAGCCTTCTCTTTCTCATAAATCTCGTTTGCCTGTCGAACCTGCTCCCGATAGCACTTCACGCACTTTTCTTTCGTGTAGAAGATGTTGACGGAAGTACCAGAGTTGCAGCGATACCCGGTTTTATCCATGGGAGCAATGACGGTTGAAGAAATCTTACCCTTATTTACCGGCCGAAAATAGACCGGAGAATAATAGATGGTTTTGCTCGTTTCTTTTGCATCCGTAACAACAACGGGGGTAGGTTTGATGTTACGAATTGGCCCTTTGGTCGGCTCCGCATTTGCGCGATAATCGCAAATCCAAGCCATTTTGCCGATGACGTTTTCAAGACCTTCGGCGTAATCGTACATACCGAGGTCGTTTGTCTGACGTGGAGGATAATTTTCTCCGGAGCCTTTAATCATCAGCTTGACGCCGTTTTCTGTGAGATATTCGTTTAATTTCATATTTTTTCCTTTCTGTGATTTGTGGTTGAGTTCAGCGGGCGTTTGTAAGTACGGCAACAACCAGCTCCTCGTAGTCTTCGATGGCACAGTAGATGTCAGTGAAACCATAGGCGTGGCCACGGTCGTAGGCTTTTTGCCAGAGGATGGTTGCAGCCTTTTTGGAAATGCTGCGTTTCGTTTTGGCTTTGATGTCTTCCTGAATTTGAAGTTCGATAGCTTCCGAGATGTGTTCGATTTCTGCATTCTGCGCCTTCTTCAGCCGAGAGCATTCCGCATCCCAGGCTTTCTGTCGGCGAACGACCTCTTCCCTGTTCCAGCGCACCGATTTCTCTTCGTCGATGATTTCACCGTCTTTCGGGCGTTTAGAGTTGGGCTTAGTAGGTCTCTTCCAAGCGGTTTCAAGTCGGTTGCCAAGAGCCGTCCATATACAACCCATTATAACACTCCTTTTTTTTGTACGCAAAAAGGCGAACCTCCCGGTGTGGGAAGTCCGCCTTAAAGCGAAGTGTGAATTGTACGAGCACACAGTGTGCTTAGTAGATGGTATCTATCGTACAAGCTAAATTATACGGGTCTCGCACGAAAGCGCAAGATTATTCATCCATTGCTACAGTCACCAAACAGCAAATTATATGCTTTTTCGATTTCAGAATCAGACATGGCCTTCCCTTTTTCTTCAATGCTGTGCAGAATTAGAGTCTTGTCGCTCTCCTCATCCGGCACGAAGCCAAGAATCACATCCAGCTTGTTGCGATTCTCGTCCTGTGCAAGATACTCTTTGATTTCGGACCACTGCGCATCGCGCTGGTTCAGAGCGTCAACGTTCTGGACACAGAACGGGTTCTCACTTTGCGGCATAGAACCAGCAAGGTATTTAGTATCGTCGCAATACATCTTGATAAGCCGGACAATATAGTTCCGCTCTGCTTTGGTTCTTGCAGTCAGAATGTTGCTTGCGCTCTGGTACTTGTAGTTATCCCCAACAGCTTCCAACGACTCTGCAATCTGTCGAAAACTCAGCATTTCGTTTGTGGCCTTGTCATGCTGCGACACGGTGGAAGCATAGTATCCTTGTTCCGTTTCGTTTGCTTCTACCACGGCAGCGAGATTCGAGTCAATATGGATGAGCCGTTCACTGTTATCCCCTTGCGCACGAATTGTGTTGTTCACTTTCGCAATCCAACTGTCAGTTTCCGTAGCATCATCGCCCGCATAGAGGTAGGTTACAATATCCGGGTTAGTAGGGTTCGGAAGCTCCGCACAAGCCAAGGTCAGATTTCGCCCGTATTCTTTTGCCTGAAGGTACATGTTCGGATAATCGTCTTGTATTGTCTGAGCGATTGCCTCAACCTCGGCCTCGTCTTTTTCAATGACAAGGCCGACAGTGGCTACCTGCTCTTCAATGTTGAGCTGCTTCAAAATATCCTCAAGGTCGAATACAATAGCTTCTTTGTTGTTTGTATAGAATCGGATTTTCATAGATTTTCCTCCTGGCAACAATAAAAAAGGCAGGCCCTCGGTTGGAAGGTCTGCCAAAAAGCAGTTTGAGAATTGCAAAAAGGTCATTGTGCGGCTTTGACAGCTACGTTTATCATTGTGTAGGCAATATCCAGGAGCCGAAACGCAAGAACTCCAAAAGATAATGCTACCAGCAAAAAGCAAAACACAAATTTTTGTTTGTTCTCACCCTGGAAATAGTACATTCCAAAGCAGGACGCGATGAGAACGCAGAGAAACACAACGACCCAAATAATATCAGCCATTGTCCTGATTTTGATTCTGCTGAGTCGGCGGGGTCTTGACTTCAGCAGGAGCATTCGGAGTCTGATACTGAACATTCTGGCTCGGCTCTTTGGGAGTTTCGGGGGCCTGGTACTGAACAGTACTGGGGTTGCTCTGCTGTTCGGCTTTCTTTTCCTCATATTTGGTCTTGAGCTGAGAATAGGAATAGCCATCCTGCGGGATACCGTGATACTCATAATGGCCGAAAGCAAGAATCATGTTGAACACCGGATTCAGAAGGCAAAGACCAATCGTGAAACCAATACCTTCACCGAACGCAACAGCTTTCTTGTAGTTGGTAATAGCACCGATGATGAGGGCAACAACCAGGAACAGATTGCCGAGCAGCGGGATGCCAGACAAAAGGCTCAGCAAGACCGGAATCAGAAACAACCAGCCGTTCCCCCAGTAAATGTTGAATTCGATGTAGTTGCTGTAGAACGGGACGATGGATGCCCAGCCAGGCTGCCCGGCCTTCTCAAAAATTTTCCAATTGGCGACGATTTTGAGCACAAAATACGCTACCACCAGAAGAATCACCGTATAGAGCATACCGCCCAAAAGATTCAATGCGCTGTAAGAATTGTACATTTTATATTCTCCTCTTCCGGCATATGAAGCCGGTTTATTCCTTCGTTTCGTTTTTTAGCTGCCGCTGCCGTTCTGCAAGTTCTTTGCCGCGTCTGACCAGTTCCGCATATTGCTCTTCAGTCAACTTGCGAGGCGGTTTGATTTTGACCCATTTCTTGGGCATATCTGCCTCCATACACCAGTCCTCATCCCGCGTGATTTTAACAGCATCAGGGTACTCTTTGGCAAGCTCTTTTAGCTGTTCCATACGAGCTTTGTTGCAGGTGTAGTAGGATGCTTTCTTCTCCGCATCATTGAATGTGATGATGGTTTCGCGTTCCCAGGGTCCATCAGATGCCTGCGTGGCCACTTTTTTATCGGGCATGATTTTTCTCACCTCAATCGAATAAAATTGCCGACATAGCAGGGCCTTCGCAGATATACCCGCTCGCCTCGGCCCATTTCGGCGTCATGAGCTTGCCATTTGTTTTCACAAGCACCATCTTCCGAGCAGAGGCATTCAGGAATTCCGCCGGAGCCCAGTTATTTCGCACAACGACGATAGCATTGTCGTCCGCGTTCTCAAGCATATGCTTCAGCTCTTTTACCGTCACCGTGTCACCTCCCGTTCAACACATCATCCAGTGCCTGCAAGAAAACTCTGGATTCCTCATTGATTCCGCCGCGACACAGAACTTTCGCAATATCATCAAATCCTACCAAGTACATATTTTCTTCACCCATGTACCCTTGCGGCCAGGGAACCGCATAGTAGTTATGCGGAAAAGAACTTGTGTCATAGCCGACCACAATATATTTCTGGTCTGCAACATTTTTCACCGTCAGGATAGTCCCAAGCGGTAACGCGTCTTTCATGGAGTGAGTAGTTGCAGGCATGATTCTCTGAATTTTCAAAACAGCACCTCCCTAATTTTCATTTTATGAGACTCGCACATTTGCGCAAGGAAACTGAAAACAAAAAAAGCGGCCGCTCCAAAAGGAACGACCGCAAAGATACGAGTCAGATATTATTCATTGAGCTGGGCAAGGATACCCGTGACTTCAGTCATGGGAGGAATTGTTCCTTCACCTTCTTTCTGTAATATAATTTGTTGCGACTTCTAGTAGCCGCATTTTTTTGTAGGACGCGCTATTAGAAACAACAGTACCGTCCAATTTTTTAAGAGCGAAGTATCCAGAAGTTCGTCTGCCTGTGATAAAGCATTCTGAGCCATTATAGGATACTTTGTCCCAAAGACGATAACCCTTTACGGTGTACGGAGCTTGATTAGCCTTGCGTATACCACCTTTTAGGATAGTTGCTTTGTGCAGCTGTCTGTTATGGTGGCGTATAGCCTTCGTGTAGTAGCAAGTATCGCAAGGTATGGCCAATGGGTTCTTGCTAATGCAGCGTGCATCGTTGGTGTGGCTTTTAGGAATACTATGCTTCTCACGCAAGTACTTGGTTATGTAACCATAAGTCCCTTGTACCGGAATCTTTAGCTCTTTAAGCAAGCGTTCCATAAGTGTTTTACGCATAATCCCCATAAAAGATGCATCTTTGAGAGGTTTGCCACGTTTTTTGCCGTCAAGTGTTACTTTTCCAGCGTGTAGAGCTTTATGGCAAGCTGTGCAAAGCGTAATCAGGTTATTGGGAGCATTGCCACCTGTTCTACGGGTCTCGATATGATGCACATGCAGTTTTACAGCTTTTGTTTTTGTTGGATGCGCACCGCAGCACTGGCACGTATAATTGTCACGCTTTAACACATACTGGCGTACATTGTACTCATCGTACATCTCACCAAGCTGGTAATCTGTGCCTACCGGCAGAGGTTTACCTTCCAGCATTGCTTTTAGACGTTGTGTGTCAAACTCTGCTGTTTCTACTCTGACGAACGTAACAGGCAAAATACGACATACTCGCTTGATAAGCGTAATGTGTTCTTGAATCTTGACCTCCACTGATGGCGCTAACCAGCCCTTATGCTTGCTATGCACTCTGTTGTTGAAACGCGGCGCACGGTAACGGGTTTTGCGGTTTCGCCTGCTGCGTCTGAAAGCACGGCGTGCAGAAAGCAAATCAACCACATCATTGCGTGGAGTTGCCTCTTCGCAATAGAGTTCGTACTTTTCAGTGGCAGCAGATATGCCAATATGTTTGCTGCCTGCATCTACGCCCAAAGTAAGAGGTTGTTTGTATCCTGTACTTCCATACAGGAGCTTGATTGTAAACGGTGTGCGTTTTACAACGCATGCTTTCTTCTGCTTTAACAATAAGCGAGCCTTGCGTGGAGAGCACGGCATCAAAGGTTCGCCGTGTTTGTTAAGCACATACACATATTGCATGATACCATGCTCCTTTCTATTTGTGTGACAGCTAATGATAAGCTGTCCTCTCCTCCGAAGAGGAGTCACTTCCGAAGAAGCTAATCCTTCCCCAAGGTTATAAACGGTTTAATACAGCCACACCTGTCGGCTTTACCTCAGCTTTATGTGATGTGTTGTCTTAGAGCGCACGGCTAGGATTTACACTATGCGGTAACTATCTATTCGCTTATAACGGAGTGCTCGAAGCACTTATGGTAGTCAACATATCCTTACGGACACTTCTAAAGTGCAGACTTGCCGGAGCAAGCCTGCGACTTTAGTCGTGGGTTATTGACTTGTTTTTGGAGCGTCACCATTTATGGAACGGGTTCAGAAGTCCGGGACGGTATTCGTTATCGACATACATCTTGATGTCGTTATCGTCCAGGGCATCCAAAATGTTCATCCAGCATTCCGCTTCGACGTGCATCTCGCCGTCCATTTTCAAGGCCCTGTCGCACTGAACTAAGTCTGCGCGAAAAGAATTCACATAGAAGCAATCTTTTGCGGCAGCCGCGAACCTGGTAAAACTGTTCTTGGTATTTGTGGTCATAGTATTCATCCTTTCTGAAATATTTTTGTTTCTAATCAATACATACAAAAAAAGAAGCAGGCCCTCAAAAGAGAGTCTGCTTACTTGTGCATGACAGATTGTTAATTTAATGTTCAATTAGGAGGTAAGTGATGGTATCTGTTATGCAATTATTATTTTAGGCGGTTCGCACATTTGTGCAAGTGGCTTTTTTAGCTTCGTTTGTTTTTTGGCATCGCGTTGGTCCAGCCCTTAGATTTGTGTTTTTCAGGGGCATCATCAATCATGGCAAGGATACCCGCGACTTCAGTCGTGGGAGGATTTGCCCATTCACTTCCTTTCGATTAAATAGTTTGTTGCAGGCTCTAATAGTCGCAGTTTTTTAAATGAAATGCTATTCGTAATGGTTGTACCATCGAATTTTCTTAAAGCGAAATATCCCGATGACCTGCGTCCTGAAATAAAACATTCCTGCTCGTTATAGAGCACCTTGTCCCAGAGGCGAAATCCTTTAACGATATAGGGCGCTTGATTTGCTTTTCGAATTCCACCTTTCAAGATTTTCGCTTTATGGATTTGCCGATTGTGGTGTCGAATTGCCTTCGTGCGGTAACAAACACTGCAAGGTTTAGCTAGTGGATGCTTGCTAATACAACGGGCATCGTTAACATGGCTTTTCTTGATGTCGTTTTGTTCACGTAACAACTTGGTTATATAGCCATATGTGTTTTGTACTGGAATATTAAGTTCGTTGCGTAGGCGTGTCAGTAGTGTGTTACGCATGATACCCATAAAAGCCGCATCGCGAAGCGTTTTACCACGTTTTTTGCCGTCAAGTGTTATCTTCCCTTTATGGAGGTTGTTGTGGCAAGTGGTACACAAAGTGATAAGGTTGCTTGGTGCATTACCGCCCACCTTACGGCTTTCAAGGTGATGTACATGCAGCTTGACGGTTTTCTTTGCGGTGGTATGAGCACCACAGCATTGGCATGTATAGTTATCACGCTTCAAAACATACTGGCGAACATTGTATTCGTCGTACATCTCACCGAGTTGGTAGTCGGTTCCTACCGGCAGAGGCTTTCCGGCAAGCATTGCTTTTAAGCGTTGCGTGTCAAACTCTGCAGTTTCTACTCTTACAAGAGTGATAGGCAAAATTCGACAGATGCGCTTGATAACAGTAATGTGCTCTTGGATTTTTACTTCTACCGAAGGTGCAAGCCAACCCTTATGTTTGCTGTGTACACGGTTATTGAATCTTGGCGCACGGTAACGAGTTTTGCGATTTCGCCTTGAACGGCGGTTCTGTCTGCGCGTAGATAGCAATTCTACTACATCGTTGCGAGGAGTGAACTCCTCACTGTAGAGTTCGCGCTTCTCTGTAGATGCAGACAAGCCAACATGCTTGCTGCCCGCATCTACACCAAGAGTGATAGGCTGTTTGTATCCCGCACTTCCATGCAGGAGTTTGATGGTGAACGGCGTGCGTTTTACAACGCAAGCTTTTTGCTGTTTCAACAAGATGCGAGCCTTTCCGGGTGAGCAAGGCATCAAGGGCTCGCCGCGCTTGTTAAGTACATACGCATATTGCATGATGCTATGCTCCTTTCGATAAAATTGCAGCTAAAAGGAAGCTGCTCACTCCTCCGAAGAGGGTAAAAATCCTTCCCCAAGGTCATAAGCGGTTTGATACAACCACACCTGTCGGCTTTGCCTCAGCTTTACGTGATGTGTTGTCTTAGAGCGTGCAGTTAGGATTAACGCCGCACGGTAACTATCTATTCGCTTATAACGGAGTGCTCGAAGCACTTAGGGTAGTCAACATATCCTTTCGGACACTTCTAAAGCGTAGACTCGCTGATGCAAGCCCGCGACTTTAGTCGTGGGTTATTGACGACAAAATCCCTATATGGCAGCCGCATCATAATATCGGAATAAATCGGTGCGTCCTCAGTCTCTGCCAATGTTCTGAGAAATTCCGAAGCGAAATTGTACACGGTTTTTGCTGCACGCCAATAGTTTGCGACGTATGCCATCGAAAATTGTGCGGCAAGTTCCCCATCCATCGCATCGGCGGCAATCTGACCGTTTTGGATAAGGCGGTGCCCAAGCGGAATAAATTCTTTCACATAATAGTCATAGCCCTTATCCAGCAGCTTGTTGGCCCCAGAATTCAAAAGAAACTGACTGCTCTGCTCGGCATACCAAAGAGCGCTGTTCACAATGATATTGTCCACAATGACACCTCACTGCCAATACAGTTTTATTGTTCCGTTAACAAAAAGAATCTGGCTGTACTCCTCGCCGTCAAGGACAATGCAGCGGTCCTCTCCGTGTTTGTGAGCGCCGGTACAATACACAGTTTTGTTATTGATAGCCGGGATGGACGGTGCCTTTGCCAAAACCAGCTGACCGCGCATTGCGCAGATATCTAAGAAAGAAATGATGTGGTCGCCCACCCCGGAAAACCTCCAATCTTGTTCACAGTGCTTTGATTTGGAAAGAACCATCGACATGCGGCAGCGGCTCTTTTGTCACTTTCAGAACGGAGCTATCTCGTTTCTCTGTCGCATATCGAATAGTTTTAAGAATCTCGTATGCCAGTTTGCTGTTGTAGGCAAGTCCTGAATTTGAAATACCAAAGTTCCCATTCCAACCAAGCCTTATCTTTTTGAGCTGTGGAATCAGAAGGTCACGGGCTTCGAGGACCCCCACCCCATTCCAGCGTGCATCATGATACGCCTGGAAGTGCTGCTCATCGTTACCAGAAATATCGAGGGCTTCATAAATGACGCCAAATTGCCCCATCAAAATACGTGAGTATGTATCCAGTGCATCAGCAACTACTTTCCAGGAAAGAGTATCCAAGCCAATGCTGTACTTATACGGAGCATCCTTTTCCGGCAGTTCTCGTGCATGATGCAGTATATCTTCCAGAATGTCGCTGCACTTGTTAGATAAACTTTTGACAGGTGCCGTTACGTTCACAGCTGTCAGAGCAGCGCAAGCACTTGCAATGTCTGCTTCGCTTGCTCCATAAGCCTCTCCAACCTCTTTGCAGATAGAGGAAAAATCGTTGCTATAAAACGTTATCATAACAGCAAGAGCGTGCAGGATGAAAGAGTACTGCTTGCTCGTGAAATCAATGTACATACGGTAAAAATCCTTTCATTTTCTACACTTTAATTATACCGCGGTTCGCAATTTCTCACAACGGAAAGCGCTAAATGGTAACAGTTTATACATATTTTTACAAGCAAAAAAGCCGCCTCCTTATGGAGGCGGCTGGACCCTTATTTTACAGCTTTTCTGATTTCGAGCTCGTGCTCATAGCAGCTTTTGCAAATCAGATAGCCAATGCCAATATCGTTTTGGATGGCCGCAGACGTATATGCGTTGTGCTCGTTGATGGTACGACCGCACGCAGCACAATTGAGTTCTTCGTTGGCATGAACCATGATGTCGCAATGCCCGTTCTGAGGTGGGGTGTACGGCGTATATTGCTTCTTGATGAAATCGTATTTCTGCATTTTATGGCACTCCATTATTCATTGTTTTCTTTCGCTATTATATCACAAATTGTGGTGCTAAACAAGAAAGCAGTCCCCCATAAATTTACGAACAATCGCTGACTTTGGAGATTGTGACGTTTGCTGAATGATTTGTACCTTTGAGCAGTATCCTGCCGTTAGATTTACCAAACGAAGGCCGGGAAAGCCCACGATTTCAATCGTGGGAGGTGTCAAGGACTGATTCCGTGAACGTCCTCACCAAAGCCTTGCAGCTATAGATGAAACATTCTGCTTTCAAACTTTGGTAGGAATCCAATCCACAATTTGCGGAACAAAGTCGGCTTATCGGAATATTGCATCGGAATAATATCAAGGTATTTTCGATATCGTTCCGAACGGATGAATCAGTGGCAAATGAAGGCACTTTTGCTTCCTGGACAATTTTGTTGCTTTGCTGTATGATTAAAGTACAACAATTAGGGCAATACAAAAATCGATAACGGCGAGGTACTGACAAATGGACGCGACAATGCAGACGGTTCTCCGGCTCCATGAGCAAGGTATACCTAGAAGAACCATTGCCAAACGTGCAGGCATCTCATTGCAGAAAGTGCGCAAAATACTGATTACGGCCGGGGCCTGGTCAGATGAAACATCAGAAAAAATCGGGAAGCTGCGTGCGAACGGTATGTCAGTTCCTGAAATTGCAGAAGAATTGGGTGTAAAAACCAATACTGTTTGGAGCTATTTGCCATACAGCAAAGGCATGTATAATCAAGAATATCCGACCATTAACGCCATTCGAGTCCGAAATTCGAAGCGAAAAGCAAAAGAAAAAGCCCTCACCTGCACGGATACCGCACAGAATGAGGGCAGTGGCGCTTGCTGAAGGATTCGAACCTTCGGACAGTCTCCCATCGTCGGTTTTCTGGACCGATTTCATCAACCACTCGAACAAGCAAGCAGATGGCGCAGAGGGTGAGATTCGAACTCACATGCCGCGATTTCCGCGACGGCAGCTTAGCAAGCTGCTGCCCTACCGTTAGGCGACCTCTGCATAATGCACCTTTTAACGTAGGTGCGACGTAGTGAACCCTGGCAGACTCGAACTGCCGACTCCAGCTTGAGAGGCTGGCGACTTGGACCAACTTGTCGAAGGGGCCTTATGGTGTGCCGGGCTGGATTCGAACCAGCGAACCGAAACGGAGCGGTTTTACAGACCGCCTGCTTTAACCTCTTGCATACCGACACATATGGTGCTTCCGGCTGGAATCGAACCAGCGACACGCGGTTCTTCAGACCGCTGCTCTACCAACTGAGCTACAGAAGCATGGTGACCCGTGTGGGTTTCGAACCCACAATAACCTCCGCCGTGAAAGGGCGGCAACTCTACCAATTCGTCCAACGGGCCATATATAGCCGCAATCCTGCGGCGAGGGTTTATGCGATGACAAGGATGTCATCTATCTTGGTATCCAGCATCGCTGCCAATATCACAAGGTTGTCGATGGTGGGGAGCGCTGTTCCAGCTTGCCATTTGGCAACTGCCTGCGTGGATACGCCGAGTGTATCTGCCACATCTTTCACCTTGATACCTGCTGCCTTTCGCAGTGTCTTAATGTTGGCACCAGTTTTCTGAATATCAATAGTAGGAACGTTCATTTTTTCTTGCTGCCTTTCTGTATTGCAGGCAACAAAAAAGCTGCCTGCCGAAATCTCGACAAGCAGCTATGACATGCAGTTATCGCTTAGAAGACGCACCGCATCTGTACATGGTCTGTTTTTGCCTGTCGAGGAGTATGAGAAATAAAACTGCGTTCAAAGGACATGAACTCAGAATATTCGTAACTATACTCATACGACATGACATTAACAGTGTTGCACAGCATTTTGGGGTATCTCCTTTCGTTTCGTTCTGATATTATTATACCATGTTTTCGCAAGTTCGCAATCAACTTGTGGTTTAGTTTTTTGGTCTGTATACTCTCCAAAACAAAAAGCCGCCTCTTATGCGAGGACGGCTTTTCTTATTGTGGCAGGGGTAACACGACTCGAACATGCAACAAGCGGTTTTGGAGACCGCTGCTCTACCACTTGAGCTACACCCCTATATAGATACTCCAGCTGGGAGTCGAACCCAGAGTAAAACGGGACTTAAAGCCGCCGCGTTTGCCAGTTTCGCCACTGGAGCATATGGCGGGTTGTGCAGGATTCGAACCTGCGGCCCACGGATTAACGGTCTGTTGCTCTGCCAACTGAGCTAACAACCCATAAATGGCAGTTGTTGTACTGCCGGACATGGTACTCCCCGAGGGATTCGAACCCTCAAAACGGTGCGGTTTGAGCGCACTGTGTCTGCCAATTTCACCAGAGGAGCTTATGGCGGGCGTAGCAGGATTTGAACCTGCGACAAACGGATTAACGGTCCGCCGCTCTGCCTACTGAGCTATACACCCACAAAAGTGGCAGATAATGCTCTGCCGGGCATGGTGCGCTCGCGGGAAATCGAATCCCGAACACCCCGATTAAAAGTCGGGTACTCTACCGATTGAGTTACGAGCACTTGTCGCGCATCTTCCGTGCCTTGCTTATGGGAACACAGCTTTGAGGAATCTCACTTCCGATGCGCATGAAAGTGAGCGTTGGTCGAGAATGGTCGAGTCGAACAACCGTTGTCAGGGTCAAAGCCTGATGCCTTACCGTTTGGCGAATCCTCGAATATACATTATGTATAATAGCATACACTTTAATAAGCCTGGCTGGAATTCACTCCAGCGGCATTAGAGTGTCCTGATTCTGATTTTCTGCATCAAAAAAGCACCCATCAGGCGTTGTGCGTCTGACAGGTGCTCATATCGTGCAGAGTATGGAAAACAACCGATACTTGGATGATTTTATTCAACCATCACTGCACTATGATTTGCACAAACAGACAACACAAAACAGCCGAAGAGATTCCAATTGCTCCACAGCTTTTGCAATTTATTCTGTTTGTTCATCATAGCAGCAAACATCGTGCAGTTTTCCTTTCATCAAATTCAGCGTCTTAATTATACAATATGTAAAAGCCAAAGTCAAGGCTTTTCGTAAAAATAATGGCAGGCCCGCGCTCATTGTTTGACCGGTCTCCAAGCAGCAATCTGCGCTATTGCATTCGAGAACGGTATGCCCTCACACGAACACAATTCGCTTAAAGCCTCAGCCATCCTGGACTCATAGTCAGCCAAAGCCAGGTCGATGGGCACCTTGATTTCAGCAGAACCATTCGTTGTTTCCAGAACGGGAGTCCTCGTGCTTTTCCTTTTGACGCTCCAGTTGTTTGCCAGCAAGTAGTCGTACAGTGCATACGGATTAACTGCGCTTATACCTTCTCTCGATGACAGTATCGTATATGCCCGCTTGTATTTTCTGGTTCTTTCCAAGTCCCTTTTAGTTGGAGTGTGAGGGAGCCTGGTTAAGTCCATATTGCTGCGCAGGTCCGAGAGCTTTACTTTGACAGCAATAGAATTTTGCTGAATATACCAAAGATATTCAGCATACGATATACCCTTGCTATGGGTCAACGTACTCACAGTGTCAGCAACCTCTTTTGGAAACCCCGTTCTGATGTCTTCTATTGTGACGGACGTATCTTCGACCGTATCATGCAGAAATGCCACAGCCTCGGCTATTGGGTCACCTTTTACGCCTTCTGCTACAACCGTAACGTGCGCTTTGAAGTAATCCTTCCCCGCCTTGTCTTTTTGCCCGGCATGAGCCTTAACAGCCCAAGCTCTGGCTTTGGCAACCATCTCAATGTCAGACTGTTTTGTCATGGCGTTTCCTCTTAATCTGCTTTTTCTCTAGTATACACAACCCTATTCGATATAGCAATCTGTTGCCTTGTGCTGCTCACAAAAACAAAAAAGCCGGGAAGTCCCGGCAAACATGGCGGCCAGAGTGGGATTCGAACCCACGGACGTTTGCGGCGCCGCTGGTTTTCAAGACCAGTTCCTTAAACCACTCGGACATCTGACCATAAAAGGATGGGGCGGGACCGAAATCCCGCCCCACAGCAAGGAGAAAAAACTATCGATTACCGTTAGTTAGAGGATGGCAAATTAGTGGATGCCCAGGGAAGCGGCATAAGCAGCTTCACGAGCGGCAACCTGTGCCTGCAGAGCAGCGATGGAAGCGGCATAAGCGGCTTCACGCTTTTCAGCAGCAGCCTGAGCTTCAGAGGTAGAAGCGTACTGGGGCTCGTTGCCAGCCAGAGTGCCAGCATAGCCCTTGACGCCATCAGCGCCCTTAACAGTCAGGACTTCATGACCACAATGGTCACAGACGTAAACGTTACCCTTGCGGGTCCAGTTGTGATAGCCACAGCTGGTGCAGACGGTGTACTCATTGCCCCAGGTGCCATTGGCAATAGCGGCGGCAATTTCACCGTGCTCAGAAACCTCAACGTTCTTGCGAGGAGCGGTCGGAGTAGTGGTGGTAGTACCGTTGCCCTTGTTGGAGCCGGTAGAAGTGTTGTCCTTACCGGTGTTGTCCTTATCGGGGGCCACTACGTCGCCCTTGTCATCGGGAGTGGTGGTGCCGCTGTCGCCGGTATTGTCGCCCTTGTTGTCGCCCTTATCGTCGGGGTTGGTGACATCGCCCTTGTCATCGCCCTTGTTGTCATCCTTGCCGTCATCGGGAGTGGATGCAGAAGTGGCTTTCAGGGTCAGGACGTTGTCGTGGATGTCGTCGCCCAGGTAGTAGAACAGGCGGTCATGGTTCAGGCTCTTGCTGGATGCGGTGTAAGTATCGCCGGAATCGGTGGTCCAGGCTTCAACGCTCTGACCATCAACGCTGCCGGGGAAAGTGGCGGTGTCAGTTTCGGTCAGCACAGTGTTGCCGTCAATCTGATAGTTGATGGTGATGGAACGCGGATTACCTTCGGCCGCATAGCAGGAAGTGATGCCGTCAGCGGTGAACCACTGGTCAACTGCATCGTACGGCAGAGTGTCGCCGGGATAGTAGTTGTAGGTGTAGCCGCCGTGGCCCTGCAGGGTAATCCAGTAACCGTAGTCATACTGGCTTGCCGGGAACGTCATAGAGCCGCCCGGAGCCAGGTCCTGGGAAGAACCGTTGCTGAAAGAGAAATGATAGGTGTCGCCGGTGGCTGCGAATGCTGCGACAGGCAGACAAGTTGCCATCATACCGGCTGCTGCAATCCCTGCGATTGCTTTGATGATTTTCTGATTACTCATGCTGTGTACTCCTTTGCTTTTTTGATTTTTTCGTCTATTTATCTGCATTTATTCAGATACCGGTTTGAAAGAAATCAGCCGCAGCTTTGCTGCGTTGCCCACCATCTGCCACGTGGAGGCTTTCTCATGGATGGTTGACGAAGCAGATATGTGCTTCGCCAGTGTCGCAACCGTCTTCGCCACTCGACACAATTTCGGTTTGAATTTATCCCCGTAAAATCGCATGTCCATGCTGCGCGGAGAGGATAAAATTCTTCGTGGTATGGTTTCGGAGTTCCGCGCCTGATTGGCCGTACTACACGCAATGCAGTACAATACCCCAGATACCTTTGGCGAAAGGAAGCGAAAGGGTGTCTGGATGGAGAAGGGAGATGGCCTCGAACCATCGATACCCTGCTTTGCGGCAGGTGCTTTATCCAGCTAAGCTACCCCTCCATGAGGGCGGGTCAAGCCCGCCAAATAGCGTTACGCAAACTGGAAGTCGCCGTACTGAGTCACGGCGCGTTCCAGGCGCAGAGGAATGGTTTTTGTGCTCTTCTGAGTGATGTCCTCGCGTGCTACCTGAGCTTCACTCACGCCAGCCGCCTGCAGGACTTCATACAGATTGGAAGGACCAGTACCAGCATAACCACAGGTCAAGCCATTAACCTGAAGCGTGAAGCCGTGCAGATGCGGTGCCAAACCGGGAACGAAATCGAGTTCAACAATGACCTCGTCGCTCTTGTCGTTTACACGGTTGACAGCGATGGCGCGGACGTTCTGGTTGCCAAGCATCCCAATCAGCTTTTTGGCTGCTGCAGCGGTTTCAATGGTAGTTGTACCTTCGACATTGATAATTGCCTGTTCCATAAGTTTCATCTCCTTTCTATTATCGCTTCATTGGGTAATGGGGCTTGATGGCAGGTTCGAACTGCCGACCTGCGCGTTACGAATGCGCTGCTCTACCAACTGAGCTAATCGAGCACGATAGGGTGTTTTATGCTGGTCACCCCTTGAGCGAGAAGCCAACTCGCATCCAGCACCATTCGGCAGCCACGCCGATAGATTCTGTATTGTACCCTCTTCACCGTTTTCCGGTCTTATTCGCGACTAACACCGGGACTTTCGAATACTTTCAGGCACAGCACCTGTTTGTCTATTATTTTTGAGGCTGTCTCATCGACATTCGGACAGCGGACCACAAGTGGACCATGCTCACCAAGTTTAACGTCGTGGCGTACGGTGACTGCGACGTGTGGAGCAAGTAGCGGGGGTCGAACCCGCGTCTCCGCCTTGGAGGGGCGGAGTATTAGCCGTTATACGATACCTGCATAAGATTGCGGGTGAACCCTCACTTAGCCCCGCCATGACATCCGTTTAGTAGGTCGTCATCCCCGGATGTCATCTTCACACCACCTGACAATCTTGCGAACCTCATCGTTGACGATACGCGAGAATCCAAGAAAGCGCTTGGGTGTTGGTCAACTTCAAATTTTGAGCCCTGTCGTTGATTCCCTGTCAAATCGGGTTAACGGTTGTTGTTGGGCTGTGTGTGAGACTGCGGCGAAACTTACCAGTTGCCGTGCAGCAATCTCGCCTTTACGGCTGTGTCGCGTCTGGATGCGCCCCGACTTGACGGGGATGCTCGTACGTTTGCATGCTTCTAAGACATTCGTCAGCAGCCGCAAGAGCCGCTGTCCGCCACCCGCCACGAGGAGGCCGCCTTAATGGGTGGCATGCTGTCCGCCAGATGTTGTGTATAGCATCGTATCATGTGATTTCGATACATCCAACGGATAGCGTCTGGAGCTGGAAATCGGACTTGAACCGATGACCGACTGATTACAAATCAGTTGCTCTACCAGCTGAGCTAAACCAGCAAATACAAACATTAGCCAGATGCCCGGAACACGGAAACATCTGTTGTCCACCGTCCGCCGCGTGGAGGCTGTTTGCTTGGACGGCTGGCGCGGAGTTACCCGCGCCAAAGAAAGGAAGGATATTACTATGAAACGGATGATTTTCACGCTTCACCTGTGTCAGCTCAAATGAAGCCATGCGACCAAGATTGGGGAAAGGAAAACCTTGATGTCTCAGGAGCCGTTCCTCTTCCTGAGAACAATTGTATTATACCATATATGTGGTATCCGGTCAATGAAAAGAAACAATATATAGTGTCTAAATTGTAAACAAACATTAAGATACCACTATATATAGTGGTTGGGGCTAACGCATCAAAAATGCCTTGTGGTTCCGGCAGATTGCAGGAAAGTCAGCAAATCTTTAGCCGAACCTACCATGGAAACCACAGCGCCACTTTTCGCGTACAGGTCGGCAATGGAATCTTCCTGCCCCTATGGTTAGTCCTTCCCAAGAAAACGCACCCACTGTGTATGCTTGATTGGCTTGCTGTCGAAAGCACAGTGCTCGTCATGATAATCCGGCATCAGTTTCCGCTGGAAACACCTCGTACACGCTGACATACAGCATCCCCGGCTTGTAGTCAGCGTACTCAACCAAGCGTTTTTGGTCGTATACTTTCACGTCAGAGTTATCGTCCGCTGTGAGCCAAAGATATTTCACATGTTCGGCATAGCGCGGGTCTTCGATACGATAGCTCTGCCCCTCTTTGATTTTCAAATGACGTGCATTTGCTTGGGCACGCGAAAACTCAACGAATGCGCCGTAGTCGCCAATCACGATTCGGTTATACCCGCTGGCAATGACCGTGCCGCTTCTGGTTTCGAGTTTGGTCGTATCGCCGGACATATTGCACCATTCCGGCAAAGTTTCTTCAAATTCTGCCCGCACATCCTTGAAAAAGGTACGTGGGATGGGCTTGTACTTGTATTCGTCGGCAAGCTGCTCTTGATATTTAAGCATCCGAGCGCCGGTTTCCGAGATTTTGTGCTTCATGATTAACTCATCCACTTCTTTTCCCACTGGTCGTACTCAGCGACTTCTCGTTTTACGGTTTTGCCGTCTTTCTTATATACAGTGATACGTTGTGCATAGTTCACCGTGTGCTTTTGTAGCTGTTGCAGAGCTTCTTCCTCTGAGCTTGTTTTTGTAACTCCGCGATAGGAACCACCAGAGCCTAAGATTTCGGGTTCGTACCAACCTGTCTCATAATGCACAGTCTGTTTGACTGCTTCATCCAGAACAACTTTCCCCTGCTCACCGTAGTCACCCGTATAGCTGCTTCGAATGATTCGTGCGGCACGGTCATTCTCCTGCTCTTCGTAGGCTTTGACAATAAAATCGACATATGCTTTGAACTTCTGCTCGTCACCGTCTCGATGTGCTTCAATGAGTTTTCCAATCGTCACAACGTTGATTTGGTTCATGATTTTTTGTCCTCTCTTTCCATACTTTAATTATACTCTTCCGTCAGACTGAAGTGTGATTTTCTAACGATTGTTAGCGAAAAATTCATAATTTGAAAGGGCAAAAACTGAACGTTGGAACGTCTGAATCCGGGTTCTCAACCTGGTATTTAATGACTCTTTTTTGCGCTCCTAAAGCCTTGTATGTCTGCTCTGCATTCACGCATAAGCCGTTGGCAAAGAAGAGAGTGGAACCATTGCGTTCACTGATATTTTCGGCAGAATACATTTTTGGCTTTCTGATTCCGGGGTCGAGATGGATTCCACCGCGCATCAGCTTTTCAGCATAGAACCAGACATCAACGCGGGAGAAAATGTAAAGCAGCTGCGTGGTTCTGAAATAATAGAGAATCTGGTCCGCACCACTCCTGTATACCCAGCCCGGGGTGTGCCATAAAGGGTCGATGCCATCCCGATACCGCCGCGCCACCCGTTGTTCGTTCAGAGCGTCAGGCACCATGGAGAAGTAGTCCACCGAGGTTTCCAGGTAGAAATTTCCGGTATTGTGACTGTCCACTTTCGCTTCCAGGCCAAAGGTCTTACCATTCTTCTTCCAGACAATGAAATCGGTATCTTTGTCTTGATATGATTTATCCTGAGTCACGTCATCGTAATGGCTAATGCCATGATTCACTTTGATAATCGGGTCGTTAAGGAATTTGCGAGCCAAGTCTTCTCCGAATTTTCCCTCATCAAGCTGCTTTGACATCTTAAACTGACGAGGGCTTTCTTCCCAGGCTATCATACTTTTACACGGCATCTGCCAAATTTTTAGGCAGCTGCGATACGATATGTGCAACGATACGTTCTGTACAGGCATTGACAACGGCGCTGGCCGTCCGCTGTTCACGCAGCGAATGGCAGAGTTCGTCGAGTTCGGATTCCGTGAAGGGATAGTCTGCCGAAGCAAGGAACTTCTTGCACAGTTCTTTCATGTCATCGTCGCCTAAAGGCTTGACGCGGTGTTTGAAAGTGAATCGGCGAATGAGGGCTTCGTCAAGGTTATCGACGCGGTTTGTAGTGCCAATGAGAATGACGTCATTCGGGAGCCGGTCAAGTTCCTGCATCAATGCGATGGTGACGCGGCTCATTTCAGCGACATCATCGCGGCTGCCACGGCACATTCCGATGGCATCAATTTCATCAACACAAAGAACACAAGGCGTGCGCTTTGCGTAATCGAACACTCTGCCGATGTTCTGCTGTGTCCGGCCAAGAGCAGAATTGACAAGGCCAGAAAATTTCAGGAAAACAAACGGTAAATTCGCCTTGTGTGCAATGTAGCGGGCCAATTCAGTCTTACCAACACCAGGAAGGCCCGTCAAAAGCAAAGAGCAAGTATAGTGGATGCCAAGCTCCTTGATGGCTAAAGCTGCTTTTCTGGTGGCCAAGAGCTTGTTGATGACTGTTTCTTCCTCCTCGCGGAGCAGGAACCGGCTTTCCGGGAAATTTGTAGTGTCCTCCGCAATCAAGAGACTTTCCAGGTTGGCAGGCAGCTGAATGAGTTCCGGTTTCAAAAGATTCAGCTTTTTGAGTTCAGCCTCCTTAAACCGGGCATCTTTTTCAGGGACATTCTTTTCAAGCATGATTCGGCACTGAGTCTGTGCATTTCGGATGTCGCCATCCACCACAAATCGAATCAAATTCCGTACGTCATCGGTCATTGTTATTTTCCTCCAAAAAAGAAAAGGCCGCCAAATGGCAGCCTGTTAATGTGATGCAATATTCTGATTTTTGTTTCTACTGCAAATAGTGTTTACCGTCGAAACAGAGAGATTATATTCAGTGGCAAGCGCCTGCACCTTCTCGCCTTCCCTGTGGCGTTTAGCAATCAGTGCATTACGTTCCGTGTTTTTTCGCGGACGGCCGCGTTTCTGTAAAATTCCAGCTCTGACATTTTCCTGATGAAACGTTTCATAAATCGCCGTTTTAGAGATTCCGTATTCTTTGGCAATAGTGCTGACCGAGACCCCTCTTTCGATTTTGCTTCGAATATCGGAATTCCTTTGATTGGTCTTGTCTTTCAGCGCCTTGTGATAGTATTCCTGACAGGTTTTTCCAATTTGGCGCATGTCCTTGTAAAGAGTGGATTTTGAAATACCGTATTTCTCACAGATGTCTTTTGAGGACGTTCCTGCCTCATAATCCGCAAGAATCGCCTTGCGCCTTTCATCCAACTTTTTGGAATTTGTATGTAAATGCCCTGCAAGGACGGTACGGACACTGCTTCGAGACAAAAAGTATTTTTTGGCGATTTCCTTATCAGTCATTCCGGCTTTCGCATCTTCCAACATAGCCGCATTGCGAACTTTCGTGGCAGCAGACTGCTTTTTCTTGTTCTTCTTAATCGTAGCTTGAGCGTATTCAGAAACAGTATAGTAGCACTGCTGATAAGTCACGCCATGCTTTTTTGCGATTTCAGCAACCGTCATCCCGGCTTTCGCATCTTGAATCATAGCTTCGTCGAGAGGTGCTCTTTTTGCTTTCTTTGCAAGATTCTTTTCTTTTGCTAGGTCTCTCACCATGGCATAGCAATAAGAGCTTGAAAAATACGTTTCCTTGGCGATTTCCTTGACAGTTTTGCCAGAAAGATACATTTCCCGGACTTTTTCTCGGTCTTCTTTGACCTGCTGCTTCGCAACATCTTTCTTTGATGCAGCCATGCAATTATTCCTCACTTTGACAACTTTTACTTTTCCCTGGGCCTGGACTATACCGCTTCATGGCGCGATATACGCTTCCCTTTTTGAGCCCGTATTCTTCCGCAAGCTCTTTGACAGAAACGCCGTTTTTGTATTTCCTGACCATCTCGGCGTTTCTTTTCTTGCCAGTCTCGATACGGTTTTGGCTGTGGATTTGTCGGCCATTCTTTCCGTGCGCATGAAGAATCCGATAAAAGAGCGTTCCACTGATGCCGTATTTTTCCTGGAGCTCCGGAGATTTTGCGCCCATCTCATATTCATGAATCATCTGGGTTTGCCAGGCTTTCTTCTTTGCTTTCCTCTGCCGGGCCTGTTCTTTGTAAAAGTCCTTCAGACTATATCGGACAGTAGAAACACAAATTTGATACTTTTCGGCCAGCTGTTCCTGGGACATACCGTTCTTGGCATCCTCCAGCATCTTTTCATTTCGCGCCCTGACTTTGTCATGAGTTAGACACACGTGGGTAATCTTGTTAATCGGCATTTTCGCTATTCTCCTTAGCTCTGGCTTTTACGTTATACTGGTAAATCCCATTTTGATGAAGGATAAGATAACCTAGTGAAGGGCTGATATTTACCTCCCTGCTCAACTCGATAATCGATTTTTGAGGATTTTTTGTGTAAGCATCAAGAAAAGTTTGGTTCCGCATCTTTTTCTCTTTTTTGAGAGCCGTTTCAATATGATTGTATTTTTGGCTTTCGTACTCTCCGCTCGAATGCAAGATTGCATAAATACGCTGCATGGAAATGCCGTACATCTTGCCCAATTCTCTGGCCGTCATACCGCCTTTATACTGTTTAACAATTTGCTCATTTCGAGTGGTAAGTCTCTTCCTCTTTTTTCAAAATAACGAGGCGGCTCTTGCGTACCTTTTAGAATCTTGTAGCACATCGTTTCTGAAAGATTATATTCCCTCGCGATTTCTAAAATCGGCTTTCCATTTTTGTAATCTTCGATGATGCTTTTATTGCGGTTCATGCGTTCTTCTTTGTTTGACATAAAGCCTCCGATAAAAAGAAAGAGCAGGTTCAAAACTGAGCCCACCCTAGCCTTTCGGTCGGATTTTGCCCGACCAACGATGTTTTTTGATGCCTTTCGTTCTATATTTTGTATTATATGCAATTCGCACAGATACACAATGTTTTTCTTTCTGGTAATTTATGGTAAGTATTGTGCAAAAAATAAGACCACTACCCTTTTCGGGGCAGTGGTCTCGATTGCTATTGCTTTTGAAAATCAATCCAGTAGTTTTCCGGCCTTGTATGAGTGGTACAAATAGCTCGGATTACAATAGTAAGTTGCAGTATTAAAATCTGAGATGTCATCGCTAATGAACGAGGAAAATACATCAATTACATCCTGGACACCAGGAGTGCTAGTACAGTCAAAGATGATGCGCTGGTACACTTTTCCGATATCTGTATAAGATGGAACCTTGTAGTGGCAGTTAGACACCGTATCATACGTTCCTTCCGGCACAGGAAAAAGCTCACAAATTTCATCGGCAGATTGCTCAAAGCTCTGGCAGTGAAACACATCCGCTGAGTCGAGAATTGCCTTGACTCCGTTTGTGCCAAGAGCAGAAACCACATCCTTGCGATGATTCTTCGTAACGCGGCCGATATATTCAATCAGGCTGCAGGTATAAAAGACATCGTTTTTGCTGTAGGTTGCAGTTTCAGTCATACTTCAATCGCCTCCTTAAAAGAGAGACATTTCAAAGCGACTTCCGTGTGAAAGCTGATTTGATGCGTGGGATGCTTGAATTTTGCCAACGCCCAAAAAGCTTCACGGCTAATATCACCGCTTAGAAAGTCGTTGACGTAGTTCCAAATGGTGTCATCCGCCATGGGTCCTTCCACAATATCATAGTCATGATGTTTGCCCGAGCGACATATAGCAATAAAATCAAGCCACTCATCACTCATTTCGGGGAATTTCTTAATATTTAGCATGGGAGATTCTGTATATTCAAACACGTTGACAATACCACGAGACCTGCCTTTTTTTGACCAGCGAGCGGCTTGTTCGTAGTTGTTAGTGCAATAGAATCCCCATGAAAAATCTTTGGCGTACCTTGTTTTTCTGACCTCAGGGTTGCGGACTATTACATCGCTGCCATGATACAGAACCATTATTATCACTTCCTTGCATATATTATACTTGTTTTTATGTGTCAACACAATCATTTCGTATGATTTTGGTTCCTACGCTTTTTGCTGAAAGAACCCGAATCAAAGTTTCGTTCTAGGAGTATTAGTTGTTCGATTCCCCCGGCAGCCACTGCTGCGGATAAGCACGAAGGCGGTTACTCGGCACGCAGTCATTCAGAGCAGAGTTCTCAGCAAGCGCCATATCAATGATGTAGTAATCATTGCCGTTGCGCATTACATCGACGCTCCACTGCCCTGTCAACTCAATGCGAGGAATAACCTTCTTCAGCTCAGCCAGAACAGTTTGAACGCTTTCGTGGTAACGCTGGTTCAGAATGTCTTCATGCATCTTGTAGACAACATAATCATGGCGTTCCTGTGGGCTGCTGACTTTTTTGAATTCGTTCTTCATAACATCGCTGCGCCAATAAGGACTTGCGCCAAGGATTTCCTTTGTATCAAAATCCACAAACACGCGATATTCAGTGTGCAGCGGCAAACCGTTGTAGATGGTGGGGTTATTTTCTTTGTCCTTGATGTATTCTCTGACGACCCACTCGTTCGTGGTGTTCGCGCCGTAGAAGCAGCGATTGTTCAGAGGGGATGCCATCGAGCATGTCAGATGATTCAAAAACAAGAAATACTCGCCCATCTCATTGATTTCCTTCGGGTTATGGATATGAGCGTTGCGGAATTCGTATTTGGAAGAATACGTGCCCGTTTTGATAAAATAGTCTTCGTATCCATCAAGATGGAAGACTTTCTGGCAATAACGGTTCACGATTTCCTTTGTAACGGGATTCAACGTTTCGAAACCAAGGCGGGTAAGCTGCAGCATGGTAATAGGTACGCGAAGAATTTTTGTGTCCGGAACCTTGAAAAATGCGCTGCCGTACAATCCCTCTACCAGAGGAGGAAACCAGAAGCCCATAGAGTTGGGGTTCATCTCAAGCATCTGATAAGTGAAGTCATCAAGGTCGAGGATGTCAAGACCTTGACGGAACATGTTGTAGTAGAACAATTTTGTGCTGTCGTTCTTTGCATTCTTGTAGCCTGCGTAGTTTTGAAGCAGTTCCTTGTACGACGGCTCAGAAATGTCAATCTTCATCAACTTTCCGGTGAGCTGCGGACGGAGTTCTTCGGGGTAGCGTTTCAACTCCTCGTTTGTAACCTCTGTCATAAAGTCGCGGTTGGCAGAGTATGTCACATAATAGCCACCGCGTTCCGCGTTGTAGATGTACAGACGCGTTTCAAGCACCAGTTCTGTGACGATGCGGTCAATGAGCGAATTGAGTTCCGGTGGGAAGTAGACCTTTTTGTCGAGAATTGCTTTGACTGTAGCTGTATCCCACTGGAGCATATTTTCATGCAGCTCTCCGCTTTCAAGAACCTGTGTCTTATAGACCTCATCAAAGGATTTGAGGGCATCAGGGTTAGTTTTGAGCATTGCTGCAAGCTCCTCATAGGAAAACGGCTTATCTTTCTTATCGGTTAAGATGGCGCTGATTTGTTCAAACATGTCTTTTGTTTCAGTCATTTGTGGTCTCCTTTTCTAAAAAAGCCACCGTTTCTGTAGGAAAACAGTGGCAATGTATAAGTGATATGGTTTAGCTTGCAATGTACAACTCGCTGTTGGAAATGTTCTCCAGCCAGTTTTTGTTCATTACATTACCAAAACGATATTTCTTCTGCGACTTGTAGGACCAATCGCAGCCGGAAACGACATCACCGATGGCGTTCAAGTACAGCTCGCCGCTGTAAAAGTCGATATTGCCGGTTTTGTTGAATTCGTATTCGAGCTTGTCTACATGAGGTTCACGCTTTTTATAGATATTCGAATCGAGATTCTTAGCACGCCCTTCGTTCAGTAAATAAGCCAGATGAAAGTCCGTTACCTTATCGTTACGGTTATATTTCAAGCCACTAAGGATACTTTTACTTTCATATGGGATTGCTTCGTGGAAGTTATCACTGCTGATGCAAAGACCGCACATATAGTCATCTTTTTCATCGCAGTAGGCCCACCACTCCAGACTCGCCATAGCAAGGTCAGCCATCTTATCGACAGCTTTTCCGTTAGTGACCATGTAAAAGCTTCCAACGGCGATACCGCGCTCTTTGACAGCTTTCAAGGTGTATCGAATTGCCGGTATATTCAGAGAGATTTCCCCACCGGTAAAGGTAAGAGAGCTGATATAAGCTCCCTTCTCAAAGTTGTCGAGAAAAGCATCGATGTACTTCTCCTGAATATCGATGCTTTCGGCATCTCCGCGCAGGCAGTGCGCACAGCACATATTGCACCGGCGCGTAACTTCTATGAATACGTTGTTTGCGCCATAAATACGCATTTATTTCATAATTATGGAGCAGGACACCCCATCTATAGCCGTAAGGCTTAGGTGGGGAGGAATGCGTTTCTTAGAAAAGACTAAGATACAGCATTTCCTGCTTACCTCCTTTCAACATTTAAATGATTTGTATCCATGCTCCCGCATGGCAAACAACTTGAACTTTGGAAATTGCTACGGACTTACTTTTCCCATTAGCAGAAATCAAAAGTCTTGTGCCTTTATTATGGCACCCGCTTGTAATGTATGTTTTACCTTCGAGACGCACAGTGTCGTATGGCTGAATTGCATAGCGCTGTCTTCTTATAGAGCGACGCCCCTTCGATACCTTTTTGCTGCGATATTTGTGCAGGTCTTCAGAATCCTTTTTGTGATTACGGCTAATTCTGCCGTTAAAAAGTTCTTTACCTTTTGCTTTGTTACCGGTGCGGGTGTCGATATAAGTGGCATCATAGAATTTTTCCAGTACACGATTGTTTCTGCATCGTTTTTGGTAATGTCTAAACTCGCAACAGTGTGCCGGGTGACAATTCCCCATTGCATACGCATCATTGCTGTGGGTTTTCTCAAGTTGAAGCGCAATGCGTTTTTCCTTTGTCATCGCACCATAAGTGATGGTCACAAATTCTTTACCGTATGTGGCGTACAATGCATTTACTATCTGCCAGCGAACAGCGTTCATAAATGCTGCACCTGAAAGATTGGCAAATTCTTTATCTTCGCCAAAACCGAAGAGCTTGCCACCTTTTTGATGATTTGCTGGCATGTGGCATTTTTCACACGCTGTAACCAACTCATCAAGCTGGTAGCCGTGTCTTCCTTTCCAGTAGAACATGTGGTGCATATGTAAAATGGCACCATCCGCGATTTTGCGTCCACAAACTTGGCAGGTGTAATTATCACGGTAGAACACTGCCTCCCGCAAGGTTGCCAAGTTGTAGCGGGGACCTTTCTGGTAGTCTACACCTTCCGGTTTTGATTCGCCTTTCTGGATGGCTTGCAGCAACATTGTGTCAAAAGAACCAACTTCAACCGTTGCATGCGTAATGGGCATTACCGCACAATACATCTTAACAACGTTGACATTGAGTTCTTTCTTATGCCTCAAAGAAGGAGCAAGCCAACCTTCGCCGCGCTTGCGGTTATCGAAGCGCGGTTTACGGTAGCGCAGTCTATTTCTGCGGGTTCGGCGCAACTTACGACAACTGTCGTGGCAGGCTTTCTCATCCTGTAATGTATCATACTGCGCAGATACATACTCGTGAGATTGACTTTTCACACTGATGCCGATGTAGTTGTAGCCAACATCCTCACAGATTTCGATGGGCTGCGTGTTTGTTTTACTGTCATACAGTAACTGGATAGTAAATGGATGATGCTTAATGATTTTTGCTTTTCCGTCTTTCAGAAGATGGCGTACCCTGCCAAGACGGAAGGTAGGCATTAAGCGTTCACCACTGTTGCTGAGAACACAAACGCAAGTGCTCATGCAAGGTACTCCTTTCGTTAAATAGTAATGAAACTATAAGTCAGGGCTTGCGCCCTGTGGTCCACATCGCCAATGTTGTTGTACTGTTTTACCTTTCGGTATGATGTTTGCACGTCTCCTACCCTCAGAGATTTTTAACAAACATCCGCAGAGCTCACCACTTGTGGAGCATGAGTAAGGTGCCTATATTATTAGTACACAACGTAGTTTCCTGCCGCTGGAGCAGCAGACTTAGGCTAATCAACCGGGCTTACGGGTTGCCCCGCAAGCCCCGTCTATAACCGGTGAACCGGTTTAGGCGGGGTTGTTGACGGGTTTTGCGG